CCCTGATGGAGGACCAGCCCCTGATGGAGGACCAGCCCCTGATGGAGGACCAGCCTTTGATGGAGGACCAGCCCCTGATGGAGGACCAGCCTCTGTTGGAGGACCAGCCCCTGATAGAAAACGAGATCTCAACTCTGTCTTTCGCGACATACCCACTCAAGGTCCCCTTGGTTCTAATACCGGGGCTTCGCGCGACGAAGAGGGTATTTTGGAAGGAATAGAAAATTTGAAAGCGGAGAAGCAAAAACTGAAGATGGAGAAGACGAGGACGAGTGACAGGCGACACTTAGCTCGTGCGAAACTGAAGCCGCGTATTAAACCGACAGAAGCTGCGAAGAGCGAACAATATAAGGAAAGAGCGAAGTATTTAGAAGGTATGAAAGATATTGATAAACAAATTGCAGGTCTGAAGACTAAACTAGGTGAACCGCAACTATTACCCGCCTTGACTCAAAGGTCAAACGCTGCAAAACCCCAGAAGGGGTTTATAAGTAGGTTTACAACTGGGATAGGCAGTATGATGAGAAAAAAAAAGAGTGGCTCATCGACCCCGGAAGCGTCCACCGTCCTCCCAGCCGACTACCAGGTGCCCTCGGCGCTGTCCGAAGAGCTCATCGCCCCCTTGCCCCCCGTCCCCCCGCCCTCCCCGCCGCCGTCTTAGCCCTCCCCAATCTAATGAATAAAATATTTATTGACATCTGTATTAATATGAGGGATAACTTTCCATGCTGAAATACTATTGATATACGTTTTTCGATCTTTATTTAGAATACGTATTTTTCCTTTCCATTCGCCGCATATAAACCATTCATTTTCTTTTTCTTTATATGCTTCTAAACCGTCATCGAATAAAATAATTGTATGTGGTTTTTTAAAATCGGCGTGATATAGTTTCCATTCGGCCATTATATAAATATATATAATTTATTTATATATTTATATAATTATACAATTAAATCCCTTTCATAAAGTAGCTCTAACTGTAAAGTGAAACCAATATCCATATGATTTAAATTTATAATCTCTCCAAATTCATCTAATAATTGTACATTTATTTGTTTTAAATCAATAGGTCCATTGTAGTTTCTTTTAGCTCCTACCGGACTTTTCATAAAATTTTTAGTGTCTTGAATACAAATTTTAGTTAATATATGTTTGTTGGAGAGATTATTCTGTAAACAAATAGAATTTGTTTCATTTACATTATTTTGAAAATCATTAATACAAAAATAAAAATATCTTCTAGTACCATCATTAAATAAAGCCTCTGAAACTATACTTTCTCCTACATCTAGAGTATAGTTCATTTCTCTAAATCCAAGTATCCATCCAAGACTTTTCTTTTTGTCATTTTCATTAGTTGAAAATATTATATTATAGCTTGAATCACCCGTATTTGTAATTGTAGTTTTTAAAGATACGGAATCTATAACAGCATTAGCACTGATATCACTAATAGTAGTATTTAAAGCAGCTTCCATGGTAGAATAAGTATAATTTCCATCGGGAAAACTATAATTAACATCATCTATAGTTAAACTACTTGAACTACATAAATACCATGAGTCAGGTAATTCAATAGAGGTTAATTGTAGTGATACTACATTATTAATTTCACTTGGTATAAGATATCTAAAATCACTAGAAGAAGAATGAATGTTGGTTTCATTTCTATAACAAGAGTTTAAATATAGATTTCTTAATTGAAGTTGTCTTTTAATTGAATTTAGAGAACCAGGTGCTAAAGGAACATTAGTTGATAGATGAGGTTCAGTGATACTACGTTGGTATCTTTTTTTTGAGTTTTCTATAATTTCCTGAGGTAATTCATCGTTAATCTTAATTTTTAAATTTTCATTATTTTTTAATACTAATTCTAGTATATGGTCGGAGTTTTGTAATCTCTCGAAATCAGGTATATCTAATATATCTTTGTAAAGAAGCTTATCTTCTCCTATATCAGGATAATAGTCAATGTCATATTCTTGTTTTTTTTCACGATATTTATGAATACAAGATACAATAACAAAAGTTTTTTTATAAAAGTTGTATGTTTCCAAAGAAATATCGGGTTGATTTAACATATTTATTTTTTTTTTTAAATCTGCTAAATGCGTTGCTTGAAATTCATAAGGAAGTTTTAACATATTTAAAATATCAAATAAATCATACTCTCGGATATCGAATCCTTTGTCCATTTAAATTATAATGATATTAATAATATTTTAATTTATTCTCTTTCTAAAAATATATTAGTTTGTTGTATTATTTTATGATATGGAATATTAAATTTGGTACACCACGTTGTGCATTTTTGTATATTATTTTGTTTAAGTTGTTCTAATTTATCAGAAGATGTATTAGATTCTAGTAATTGTAAAGTAGTTAAAATATATTCTAATTGTTGTTGACCAAGTATAGAATTAATCTCTTCAATCTTTGAAACAAAAATATTAGGTAAATTAATATTTAGAAATTGTGTAATATAACTACATTCTTTTATTTTATGAATAATAGGTTTAAATAAATGTATAAGTTCTTGTTTATTGGTTTTATCTCTAAAATTTTTACAAATAATATATTTTTCAGAATTTGCAAATCTGCTTGTGTTAGGTTTCATAATATAAATTTTTTCGTAAAAATGAGATAAAAAGAAAATCATATCACAAGTAGGTTTGTAAAAAATATCAAAAAATTTAATAATAAAAAATCCTTTTTGTTTTTGCATTATAATAGCATATAATATTTGAGCTAAAATTAATTTAACAGATAATAGTTCTTGTTTATTAAAATCGATAGAAAAATCAAATCCTCCGTCGCCGGTAATAATGTCCATTGAATTATTGTATTTATCATAACAATACTGCATATTTTCTGGATTTAATAAATCTCCGTTGCCAGTGGCACCTTTTACTAAATGTATAGAAGCGTTCTTATCAAAATATTTTTTTTTCCATCCAGGAACATTAGAATCATCTTCATTAATAAGAGTCATTCCATAATAAGAATCTCTAGTGGTATTTATATTATTTTGTCTTAGATAAGAAATAGCTTCAATAAATCCACCAGGTCCTTCAGCTAAATGAAATGTAGAAATATTTTTATTTTCATAACTAGCTAATATGTTTAAAGAATTAATAATTTCTATTAATTTATAATATGACCTAGAAACGGGTTTTATTTTTGATACACAACTTTTACAGTCAGGAATTTGTGTATGAATGTATTCATATGGATTAACATATTTTTTTATATTATCCCAGTCTAATTGATGTTTTTCAATTTCTTTTTTAATGTTGTTTAAATAATTAAAAGTAGTTTTAGATAAAAAAACCTTTTCATTATTGCTATCTAGGTTATTACAAATTATATTTACTATGTTATTATCAAATTTATTATAGTTTACAACAGATATTGGAAAATAACTCATTATACTTTTATATAATTAACTCTTTAATATAATTAATATTATTCATTATCTCTTTTTTTAAGATTTTTAACTAATCTAAGTTTTTTTGGTTTAGATGTAGTGTTTGTAGTAGGTGCAGTAGTTTCAGTAGTTTCACTAGCTACAATAGTTTGAGTAGGGGTTTCTTGCAATGTTTCACCAGTTTTATTTTTAACTAATCTAAGTTTTTTTGTTCGTTTTTTAATAGTAGTAGTTTTAGATTGTTCTACAGGTTTTTCTTCTAATCCTTGACTATCTTCATCAACAGTCTCGTCTTTTTCAACCGCTCGAAGAAGTTCGCCTTCTACTTCAACAACAGGTTCAGAATCAGCTATTTTTACAAATACAAAATAATTATTTAAAAATGATATTCTTTTTTCTTCAATAGACATTTCAAGTGCATTTTTTATAAAATTATTAATGCTCGGGTTTCTTTTTTGTTTTTGTAGAGCATTATTATATAGTTCTTCAAATCCACCAATGCCGTTAGGTAAACCAAAGTCTTTTGCTTCTTCTTTAGTAATAGGTCTGAATCCATTATTCTCCATAATTCTTACAAAATAGTCAAAATTAACTAAATATTCTTTTATAACTTTATTGATAGTTTCTTGGTATACATTTATAGCAAGACCCACAGAGGTTTCATCGGCTGAAAATGATGTAGCAGTATAGGCTTTTGTAATTTCCCATATTTTTACACCATTTATGTTTATGCTCATAGAATTTCTTTTTTTAAGTTCTTTAAATATTCGATTACCATCATAACAAGTTCCTATAAAATGTCCACCAATTTTTGTACACTGTGAAACATTTGTGATAAAATTAGATAAGGTAGTTCTATTTTCAAAGAAATAATGAAGTGCAAACTGACACGAAGATAGAGAGAATCCACTGCTACCTTTTCCATATTGTCTTAAAACTCCTGCACCAACCGAATTATCTTTTGCGATATCTCCAAAAATGGATTTTGTTATAATTTTATCTTTTTCATTGTAAAGAGCACTTCCATCTCTAATATTTAAAGAACTATTACCTTGAACAAATAAGGCATAAGGTATATTCTTTTTTTGTTTTTTGTTATTTAAAAACCTAGCACACGCACCATCTAATCTATTTTCAATATTATCCTTAGAAATATCTAAACCAAATACGAATGATAATTTTGAAGATATCCATTTTGAAAAATCACCAGCTTTTCCAACGGTAAAATCGATTAAGGTATCGCCTGGTTTGGAAACACCTTTAATTAAATTATGTTTAACAACTAAATTATGAAACTGTCTTAAGGGTTCTGTATAACTAATATTTGAATTACGGTTATAATACACATCATGGTTTGTCTCAATCGAAGGTATTTCATCACCTGTTTTTAACATATCAGTTGATATAGGATTATGAATAGAATACCAATTGCTATTAGCTACGTGATATGGATTACCAAAATTTCTTCCTCCTCTTTTTAATTCAGCGGTTTTATCATATCTTACTTTAATAGGAATCCATCTATGGTGTTGTGGTTTTGTTTTATCATACTTAAATTCTACAATAGTACCATCGTAAAATACTTCACTCTCTTCTGTCATCATATGCATTTCGCCTATTGAATTTCTTTTTAAATTAATATGGCATATATGTGTAGTTGGATCACTTGGATTAGTAGGATAAAAAGGGACAGCTTTATAGGAATTTTCTTGGTCTACATTATCTAAAACAGATGGTAAATTATCCATATAAACATCGTTGCATGGATTAAGATATCCGTGATTTCGTTCATCAAATCCGCATCTTAGTTTAATTATTTTAAATTGATTAAGGTCATTTGTTTCTACAAGCCCAACGCCTTGTTTAAATGTATTTTTAATAGTATCATCTCCCGAATCAGATTTTTCAGTGGTTATTAAAAAGTCAATCGTGTTAAATTCAGGAGGTTTCCATTTAAATGATAATTCCCATGTTAGCTTTGCAACTTTAGATTTTTCACCAGGTTTTGTACAACCAACTCCATATTGAACCGGTGTAAATATAAGACCGTCTGTATGGTAAGGATATAGTCCATTTTCCATATCAGTTAATATAGATTCACATCCTTTGAAAATATCGTCGGTCTCTATACCGCTTTTAAATTTTTTAGCTTGAATGTCCAAAGGAGCTTGTTTAGTGGATGACTGAGCAGAAACAAATGTTTGAGACTTAATTATGTTTTGTAATATAGGAAGTCTGAAATTATTGGCTACATCAGAAGGTTTACTTGGAATAAATCCGTTGTCCCTGATAGAACGTCCAGAAATAACATAAACATCAAATGCGGCATAAAGATTTATAAATTTGTTTGTTTTATTATAAAGAATATGTTCACCGTCCAATAATGTTGATTTTAGTTTTGAATTTGTAGTTTTAGTACCTGTAAATTGAAAATCCATATTTGTATTAATTAAATAAATAAGACCCTCTTTATTTATAAAAAGTAATTTTCTATCTCCGTCTGCTTTATCAGTGACTGAATACATTTGTCTTATATTTGGAGCAGCAGTATCTTCGGTTAAAGGTTGCAAATTTACCATTTGTAATGTAAGTGAAGAAGGTCCGCAAAAATCTTTATTTTTGAGCCATCTTTTTTGAGGTTTTCCATAGATAAGTTCTAAGTATTCATACTTAGCAGAATCAATTAAAGGATATGGTTGAGGATAGGGTGTATTTTGTAAACCAGATAAAACAAATTTAACTAATTTTAAAAGACTAGCTTTAATCTTTTCTGCATTTTCTTGAGTATTAAATGGATGAGTATTTTCAAATAGTTTTTTCATAGCCTCATTATCTAATTCTATCTCTATTTCAAATCCTTCAGGATTATTAAATACACCAGATTCTTCTATTTTATAAACTGGTATAGGTCGTTTTCTAGTGTCAAATGTACTAGATTTTACAATACTCATATCTACTTTAAAAGGAAAATCTGGATGTACAAAGGTAGTTCTATTCATATACCTAAAAATCTTTTTTGTTTCGTTCCATTCTGCTTTAAGACCTTTTATTAAACCAGAATATTCACTAAGTTCAACCTCTTTTTGATAAGATACTCTAAGATTATAATCCTTAACATCTATAGGAAATACACTTTGGTTTTTATCATTTTTAATATAGGTTTTATTTTGAAAACTGATAGCAAAAGCATTTTTATCAATTACCTGGTTTAAATCATTTGTTCTACAATAATCTTGTACAGATGAAATGCCTTCTATTTCAACCCTAATTCTAGAAATTCTATCTTTTCCTACTATAGTAGGGTCCATAAATTCATTTTGTATTTTTAATATATTCATACCATTTTCCCCATCTACTATATTGAATCCTTTAGATTTTAATAATTGTATAACATTTTCAAATTGATTTCTAGTAGTTTTTACACCTTTTGTATTAAAACGAGTTTCTAATTCATAATTTTCATTTTTATCTTTATTAGAATTATAATTATCTAAATGAAATTTTATTAGTTCGGATAGAGAATATTCTGCTGACATAGATATATATTATTATTTATAATATTTTAAATTTATTCAATTTTATAAATTAATTATATAATTGCTAACAATTTACTATATAACTCTTTCTTAGTCATTTTTGTATTACCGTCGGTGGTTTGTATATTAATTTTAATGCATATATCTTTAAGTTCGTCAAGTGTATATCCAGAAATGCTTTTAATTGGCTTTTTAAAGTTTTCTACATTATAATAATTATTAATGTAATATTTTATTTTTATAGATGACGCATCTATATATATACCGAATTCATCATTGTCTTTTAATATGATATGTTTTGCTTCGTTATTTCCTAATTTATAGTATTTTTTACCATTAACATAAATAAGACTAACATTATTATATATACAGAGTGCTTGTAATGAAAAAATATCTATTTCTTTACAATGGAACAAATCATGTTGAATATCATTTTTTTTTAGTTTATGGGTTTTTAATAAATCAGGATTTTTTTCAATGAGTTCTATCATTTTAATTTTAAAATCATATTCTATCTTAAATTCATTTGTTGTATAGTTTTCAAAGTCATCATTTAAAATATAATACATGCTCCATAATAGCTTATTTTTATGATTAATTTTTAAAAAATCTTGTTTTGCTTTATTAAAAGCTTTTTTTTCTTTTGGATTTGTATCTTTTTTTAGGATTTGAAACTTTTTATAAATAGAATTATCAATACTATATTTATCATATAAAGTGCTGTTTGTCTTCATGTTTATTTATATGGATATTGTTTTATTATCTTTAGATAATTCATTATTAAAAAAAGTATTTTGATATTTTTTTTTGGTATTTTCAAATGTATCTAAGGTTTTTTCTTGTTCCGTTATATAATTTAAATATTCTTGTATTTTAACAATAATCTCATTTTTTATATTACTTAAATTTACAAATATGCCATTACTATTTTCATTTACCATTACTTTATTTTCAATAAGTATTCTAAGAATTTCAATTTGATGTTCTTTTGAGCTTTTTTCGATGTTATCTTTAACGTTTAATAAGTCCATTTATATTTTATTTGTTTTAAATTATTTAATTTGTTTTATTTTGTATTATAAGTTTTGGTTTTCTTTTTTTCTTTTTGTCCATATCAACCAATTCTGCTATAACTGCTATAAAGGTATCATTAAGTTCAAATCTTTTACCTATAATCTTTACAACAATTTCATTTGACTCTTTGATGGAGGAAAAGAAATCAGGATTTTTATAATGATGATCTCTTGCGATAAATATAATTAATGGATTATGTGGGTCATCTAGCTGTGCTCTTATACCAGCCTTAGTTATACTAATAGCTTTACATTTTATTAGTGTATTTTCAACAGGAAAACATATTTGACATTCTAAAATAATTTCAAATAAGATAGTATTTCCTTGTATAAGACCACTTGAATAATTAATTATTTTAATAGTATTAGGTTTAATATACCCTTCTGTAGAACATTTTCCTTCTAGCTGATTTGCTAATTTTCTTTCTAATACTTCTTTAATGTTATCACCTATAAATTTAATATCAATTTCGATTTTTTTTGTAATTAAAGCGTTGGTGTAAATATTTTCATTATTAACCTTTGAACTGTCAGTAGGCATTATATAATAATATAATATATTCTTATATAATTCAATTTTTTATATTATTAACTATTTATTTAATAAAAGCAATTCTTTCAGGATTTATAAACCATATTTTTTCATCATCATCATCATCATTTAAATGTCTTAATAATAATTCTTGTATACAGCATAATATATTTGATGGCACTTTTGATAAATTTAATTCAACATCTAATAAATTTTTTTCTTTTAAAATTTCTGTTATTAATAATATCATATCAGATTTATTAGCTTGGTCGCATCGAGCACCTTTTACTTGTCGTTGTTCATTACCATCAGCGCCTTTTTTATTTGTTTTTATCTTATAAACAAGTTCTTGATTTTTTTTAAATGGGGTGATATATCCATAGACGCTTGCTAGATTAGTATTTAAAGATTCATATATAGTTTTTATTTCTTTTGAATACCCCTCTATTTCTTCTGGCAACGCTTCATTCCATTTACCATTTCTAAATACAAAAAAAGTTTGTTTTAATTTATTGGAACCGGATTGATTATTAAGTAATACTATACCTGGTAGTTTTGTTTTAAATAAATATGTATCAATATAATCTTTTATTTTTTGTTCAAATTCATCTTCTAATCTAGTTTCTTTATATAAATAATTTAATAGATTTATCTTTTCAGAATATGGTATAGTATCTACTATATGGTGTATTATATATTCATCAAATTTTTCTCGCGAAATTGAAAAATTAGTTAATCTTTCTATCGCAGTATTTACACATTCATACCATGTACTAGTTGATTTTACTTTTCCGGCATGAGTAGTTGCAGTAATAAATTTCTCCTTTAATGTTTCTAAATATTTTGAAAAGTCTTTTTCATTTGATTCATTTTTCTTTGAAATTGTTTTAGTTGATTTATCTTTTATATCTTTTTTATATTGAGTATTAAGTGTTAATGATTTTCTTTTTACTTGAATAGGAGTACTTCTTTCGAAAATAGAAATATTTGTATTTCCTATTTCAACGGGTTGAAATAAATAATAATTTCCGATGTTGATGATATGTCCAGTTTTACCATATCTATCATAAACAAATTCATTTTTATCATATAATAATTTGTCTAAAGCGGCATATATTTGTAGTAATGAAGTTTTGCTTTGTATATTTAAATTAGCTATTAAATCTTCTTTTTTTAAAAAGTAATATTCTTTAAATAAAGATTTAATTTTTTTAATTAATTTTGTATTGTTAAAATTAGAGAAATCTTTACTGTATGTAGTATCATTTATATCTTCTTCTCGTAATTCTTTTTCTTTTCTACAAAGAAAATTACAACTTTCCATATAATCACATATATCAGAAAATGGTTTATCGCCTATTTTATAGGATACTTCTGTAAAATTTGACAGCATAATAGTATAAGTTTGCTTTAAATTTTCTTCTGTAAAATTTCCTTGTTCTTTATTTAATAAACAATCAACCGCATTTTGTTTTAAAAGTCTATTTATTTTTCCAATTTGAATAGCTTTTTCTTCAGCATGTCTATATATATACAAGTCGGTTGATTCTGTATTATTTGATAACATGGTACCATATAAAAAAATCATTACATTTCTTTCAAGAAATGGTAATTTGCAGTGGCTTTTTGTTCTAACAGCCCTTCCTAAGGTTTGTTCTATGCGATTCATGTTGTACCATGGTTCTAAAATATGAACTTGGCGTATATTTTTAAAATCAAGACCTTCTGTACCAGCTCTTGAAATAAGTATAACTTTTACATCATCTCCATTAAAATTACTTTCGTTTGTACACGCTTTTAAATCTTCTTTATTGTTAGGACTGAATTTTTTATCCCCAGATATAATGACATACTTAAAATGATTTTTTTCTTTAATTTCTCCGTTTTTAAATAAAGAAGGTACATCTCCATGTCTAGACATTCCAAATTCTTCAAGTGCTAATGCTATTGGAATTAAACCAGCTTCTAAATAATTAGAATAAACAAGTATTATACCCTTAGAATTTTCTATACTATCTAAAAGCGTTTTTATTTTTGGGCTATATTCTCCTATTACATCTTTTGAAAATATTCTTCCATGCTTTTCTAAAATGGATTTTTTATATTGATAATTTTTTTTTGAATCAGAAAAATTCATAACAGATTTAAAACCATCTATTCCATATAACAATTCTTTTCTAACGGTTTTTCCATCATTAAAATTATTATTTGGATAAACAATATTTAAAGTTTGTACAAGTGGATTTAAAAAGGTATATCCAAAAGATTCTAAATTTTCAAATGAAACTTTGCTTGTTTTAATTTGTTGTATAATATAATTATATACTTTCTCTTGATATGTAGATGCTTCTAATGTATACAAATCTATGTATTGGATACCTTGAATAATTTCATTACCGTTTAATGTTTTTTCGGGATATTCTTTTGTTTTAATACTTTTTTCATTATTAAATAAGGAAGGATATATTTTATAAGGATAAGTATATGGATTTTCTCCGCGTACATAAGATATATAACCAGTCATTTTTGTTGTTAACAGGTCTTCTCCAGTTTTTTCTCCAGTTTCTTCGTTAAATTTTAAATTTCCTCTATCATCGAATACTTCTTTTACACTTATAACGGACCGATTGTCGTTAGTATTCATTATATTTATTAATGGTACAATTTCTGTACTAGTATTAAACATAGGAGTAGCAGATAAAAATAAAAATCTTAAATTATCTACATAATTAGCTAGGGTCATTAAAGCTTCAAATATACGTTTTTCTTTATTTCCACCGCTAGGTCTAATATTATGTACTTCATCTATTACGATTAATGTATTTTCTAAAATATTATTTAATTTTTTTCTTATAATAATTTTTTTAGTTTCTGCGCGATAATTACCTTCTATATTAGATAAACTTGTAATATATGATGCAAATTCTTCATATCCTATAAATTTATAACTATTTCTTATCATATTATTAATAGATTTAACAATGATTTCTTTGCTTGTTTTACTAGTATTTGCGTTGAATTCTTTAAGCAATCTATCTCCGATACATGATTTAAGACTCCATATATTATTATTCTTTACTAGTTTTCTTTGGTCAAATAATTCTATTTTAAAATTATTTTGTACATTTGGTTGAGCTAATACAAATATTTTATTTTTAATTCCTAATTGTTTAAAATATTGTCGTGTTTCTTCCATAATACCTACTGCGGCACATGTTTTACCGGACCCTAAACCATGATAAAGTAATAAACTGTTATATGGTGTATTAAATGATAAAAAATTTCTAACAAAAATTTGATGTGGTGCTAATTCTCTTTCTTCCTTACACATTTTTTCCGCCATTATTTCTATATTAGCTATATCGCCTTTGTATTTTGTCTCGGAAAATTCTAGTTTTTTTGCTATTTTTACACTGAAATTGGGATCATTTAAATTAGGATATAAATTACTATTTAAATCTTCGTCTTGTTCTAAAATTTCTCTTTCTTTTTCTTCATTTTCTCTTAGTTTTTTATTATATTCTTTATCAGCTATATCTAATGTTATATTTTGCTTTATTCTTTTTTTAGGATCTTTTTTTACTTTAATTTTTAGTTTAACTGTGGAAGGTTTTTTTGTTTCAGTTCCGACGTCTTCGTCTGTTTCTTGCGCAACGTCTAGTTGAGGAGTTTCCGCGACTTCTTCCTCGGGATTTTCCTTGGGAACTAGGGAATCTTCTTTTTTTAATTTTAATTTTTTATTTTTTTTACCTTTCACTTTTATAGCAGGTTTGTCCATTATATATTAGTCATATAAAGTATATTTTGTTAAAATACTATTTATTCGTTTAATAATATCTATTTTTTCTAAATTATATGGACGAATGCATTCAATAGCTTCGGTATAAGTCTTCCATTCTATTTTACTAACTTCAGTTTTTTGAAAATTTGAGATATTAATTTTATTTGCTTTTAACGTTGCAATAAAATATTTGTGTTTATAAGATTTATAATTAGAACCAGAGAATATTTCTTCAATTGGCAAAATATTTGTTATAATATTGATACTACTAATTGGTAAGCCAGATTCTTCCTCAAATTCTCGCTTTCCGCATTCAAAATCTTTTTCGTTAAAGTTTCTTCTACCTTTGGGGAATCCCCATTCTGTTTCTTTCCATTTATTTGTACTAGAATTAATTAAATCAAAGATACTATATATTTCTCCATTAATAGAAATACCTTTTTGTAAAGCTTCAAATTTATCCTTTGAATTTTTTTGTTCTGTAAAATTATTTAGACCAGTTTCCTTACCCCATAAATCAATCCATAATTTATCAAATTCATTATTAACAATTCTTTCTTTTTCATCTTCCGTCATTTCATTTATTATGTTCATAATATAATTTATATTGTTATAAGGATAACGTCCTCTAATAAAATCAACATATCCTAGAGTATCTTTTCTCCGAATCATTAAAAATTTAATTTCAGGTCCTGATATGTCTGCAAGAATGACACCAATACTTGTTATAGGAATTTTACATTGATGAAATAAATGACCATTTTTTCCACAATTATTGCAAAAGTTATTATAATTTTTATTCATATTGTATGTTTATTTTGTTTTCTTTTTATATCATTTGATATTAATGGCTTTATCTGCAACTATTTGGGGACCACATTATTGGTTTGTTTTTTTTACCATTGCATTAAATTATCCTTTAAATTCAAATAAGGTTACTAAAAAAAAATATTATGATTTTGTTCAAAATATTCCTATGTTTATACCAGATGAAAAAATAGCTAATAATTTTAGTAAATTATTAGATAAGTATCCAGTATCATCTTATTTAGACACTAGAGAATCATTTGTAAAATGGATGCATTTTATACATAATAGAGTAAATGAAGATATGAATAAACCAGAACAAGAGTATTATAAGTGTATAGATGATTATTACGATAATTATAAAAAAGTAGATTTGACTCCTCTGGAACAATTAAAAGAAAGAAGAATAATTAACACTATTGTTGTATTTAGCGTTATTGCAATATTAATATGGTATTTATATACTAAACTTTAATTTTTTTTAATTTTTCCAATTTAAAAAAAAAATTGATCCTTTTAATACTTATTAAAAGATAATTATCACCATATAAAAAGAACACGTGTATATAATATGTATAGCGGGAGATAAGGTAAGTTTCACTCTAAATATGCTCGCGTAACTCAGTGGTTAGAGTGCTGGTCTTATGAGCCGGAAGCCGCAGGTTCGACCCCTGCCGTGAGCAACCGACCCCAGACGGTAATTCTGGGGAAAATATAAAATATATTCGCGCTGTGGCGCAGGGGAAGCGTGCCAGGCTCATAACCTGGAGGTCCTAGGATCGAAACCTAGTGGCGCGTTAATTAAAAAATTTCTGTGCACGTATAGCGAAGTTGGTCAAACGCGGCAGACTTAAGATCTGCTCCTTCGGGTTCGTGGGTTCGAGTCCCACTGCGTGCATGTCTCGTGATAGCTCAGATGGTAGAGCGGCGGATTGTAGAGGTAAAATCAATAAAACTCCGTTGGCCGGGTGTTCGAATCACTCTCGCGAGATTTTTTTTTTATAAAATTAAAATACTAATATATTTTAATTTTATCAAAAACCAATAAAAGGATATAAAATAAATATTATAATAATAATAATATATTATATAATGGAAAACGAATTATTAATAATATTAGATCTAGGTGCAAACGATGGATGTTCTATTTTAAAATTTAAAGATTTAATTAAAAAAGAAAAAATAGATAATTACAAAATATATTCTTTTGAACCAAATCCATTTTTTGAAGAAAAATTAAAAAACGCAACAAAAAATGATAAAAATGTAATATTTTTAAATAAAATAATAGGAACCAAAAATGATAAAACAAAATTATTTTTATCTCAAAAAGGTAATGATGGTTCAAGTATATATAGTGATAAAAAAACACGAAATATAAATAAAAATGTGTTTGTTATTTGTGAAGAAGTTGATATAGTTGAATTTATCAATAACTTGCCAGAACACAATAAATTATGGATAAAAATGGATATTGAAGGTGCTGAGTATAATATTATTCCACATATGTATAAACATAATTGTATAGATAAAATGGATAGGTTGTTTATTGAGTGGCATTTTAAAAAAATACCTTCTATTACCAAAGAATTTCATGAAAGCACGGTTAAATTAGTTAATAATATTAAATGTGACTACTGGGGGGCGGAGGATTATAGAGATATGACAAATGCATATCACCATGAATATCAAATGTTTTTAAAAAATTTAACATAATTAAGAAAAGGATATAAAATAAATATTATTTTTTTCTGATATATATTTTTCCTTTGGAACGCGACTCACATATCCTGCAGTGGGTTCTAAATATAATGATGCATATTTGCACTTACGTTTTTTTGAAGCGACCCAGAATTCAGGTGCTAAATAATTAGAAGAAATTCCTCTTTTAAGAGTTATAATATGAGATGATTTAGACCACCAGAAATTACCAGAATAATGTGTGTTTCCGTCATTAGCTTTTACCCCTCCTTTTTTTAATTGTACACCAGCACAATCATTTGTTTCAAGCAATTTTAACATATCCTTATATCGATACATATTAAAATGTATCAAATATTCTACCCAATCTTTAACAGGTTGTCTTGAGGATTTCGGTTTTGCTGTAAATTTATTACCTATATTAATACCTTTTGTATGTATATATAAAACGTAAAAATCTTCTTTAAGACAATCATCATATAAATTATTTAATGTAAATCTCTCGTAAAGTTTGCGATTAGGGTCAGTTTTAACGATTTCTATTTTTTCATCAATCAGAATTTGAGGAGTATTACCTAGATTACCTAAAACAAAACATCTAATTTTATCTACAACATTATATAATCCACTAGTTTTTATATTTTTTATCAGGTTTGTTAAAACCTCCAACCAATCATTTAATATACATATGTGTATGTAGATATATATTGGCTTCATTATATATAAATAATATTAATTTTATTCTTATTATTATATATGGAAGAAAAAACTACTCCTGATTTTAATCTAGATATAAATCTAGATATACAATTAAAAAGGTATCCTGTAGATAATTTAAACAATAACATTGATATTGTAAATAAAAATGGCGGTATGCTTCCTATTAATCATAAAATGGACTTGTATGTATGTAAATTAGACAAAAATGTTAAAATTGCTTATTTATCTTTACCAAAATGTGCTAGTAATGAGATTAGAGATATTTTTAACAACCTAACAAACACAAAACCAAGAAATTTAAAAAGATTAGAAATTAATATAAAAGATAAGAATGACCCACGAATAAAAAATATGATTATTTTTTCATTTATAAGAAATCCTTGGGAAAGATTTCATAGTGCATTCAATATGATGATGGGAAAAACATCCCTTGAATTACCAAATGAATTCTTAAAATTTACGGAAGACCCAGATAGTAGTAAAAAAATGCCAATTCACTTTAACTCAGCACATTGGACTCCACAATATGACCAACTAATTACTGAAAATGGCGAAATACTCCCTAAATATATAGGTAATATTAATGATTTGTATCCGTACATCGAAAATATGATTAATGATTTATCTATGGAACAAAATACTAAAACACGTTTAATTAATAAATTAATAAAACTAAAAAATGAAAAAAAAAAAACACATGTAAGAAATAAAAATTTTAATGATAATTCTTATTATTTAAAATATTATAATAAAAAAACCTACAATAATGTAGCAAAATATCTGGAAACTGATATAAAATTATTTAATTTTAAAAATAATCTTAATGTATTAAAAAATTGAAATACTTTTTTAGTTGTAAAAAAAATAAAACAAAACAAAATGAGCACAAATAAACCAGTTCAGTTAGGATTATGTTGTTTAAATACTAATTTACGCGAGCAAAAACCTCCCGTATTTGCATCAAGAAAAATGATAATTCGTTCTATTGAAGAGAAAGGTATAGAAGTATTAAAAGAAAAGATTATTCAAAATCTCAGAGATATTTTAACGATGATGGATTGGAATGAAGAAAATGGAATAAAGGTTTTTCGTTTAAGTAGTGAAATGTTTCCACATAAATCAAACCCAAGAGTTGAAGATTATTCTTTTGACTTTGCTGAAGAATTACTTAGAGAGATTGGTGAAAAATCAAAAAAGTATAATCAGCGACTAACCTTTCATCCAGGACAATACAACGTAATTGCATCACCGAACGAAACGGCTTTTAAACATACGGTTGATGATTTAAAATATCACGCAGATGTATTAGATTTAATGGAATTAGGAAAAGATTCCGTTATGGTTATTCATGGAGGAGGAATATATGGTAATAAAGATGAAACAATAGAAAGATGGTGTGAAAACTATTTAAAACTTCCTGAAAATGTAAGACGTAGATTAGTATTAGAAAACTGCGAAAAATGTTTTTCAATAAAAGATTGTTTATATATATCTAATAAAGTAAATATTCCAGTGGTGTTTGATACACATCATTATAACTGCTACTGTGAAATGCACCCATTTGAATCTTTTAAACCAGCAAGTGAATATATTTCAGATATTTTGAATAGTTGGAATAGACGAAAGATAAAACCAAAATTTCACGTCAGCGAACAAGGAGCGGGTCGTGTAGGACATCACAGCGATTTTATAGAAACTATACCAGATTATTTACTTGAAATCCCAAAAAAATATAAACAACATATTGATATCATGATTGAAGCAAAAAAAAAAGAACAAGCTATTATTAAGTTGTATGTAAAATATCCATTCTTAAACTGTAAGGTATCCGCTGATATAAATATTCCAGGTTTCATGTGGAGCAATAAAACATACCCAAATTGTGATTGTTGCGAGTCTCCTAAAAAAAAGAAAAAGATACTTAGATTGATTAAAAAAAAATAAAATTATTATCTAAAATTATATTAATGAAGTTTGAACTCTTAGTTTTTGGTATAACTGCATTTTTAGTAGCAAATACTTATTATGATGGAAAATTTATGAAAATACTTGTTTCCTGGAAAAAATATTATGAAATGGCTATGTATGCTTTTTTAGGATTATCATTTTATTTATTTATAAAGAAATACCCTTCCCAAAGTAAAACCGCTTTTCTTCATGCAAATGACATGGTAAAATATATGCCTATAGATAATGAAGCTAGAGAGATGTTTTCACCGTTAATAGACATGACAACAAATAATATATTTACAAAACTGGTACCCGAAGAAAATACCACTGCACCACAATTTAAAAGAATGATGCATTCTGGAAAACAAGCTACAAAAAGATCTGTAAGTGAAACAAAAAAGAAACATGTCGCTTCTAGTCAAGGATGGAAATGTGCAACTTGTGGGGTTCAACTACCAGGGTCATTCGAGGTGGATCATATTATAAGACTTGAACACGGGGGAACAAATGAAATAAATAATTTAAGGGCACAATGTAGAAATTGTCATGGAGAAAAAACAGCAATGGAAAATTTATAATACTATAATATATTAATGGAAACTTCACTAAAGCGCGATGAAGAAGAAAAAAAAGATAAATTAAATAAAAAAATAATGGAAACCTTTGGTGTATTTTCAATTATAATTTTATCATGTTTAGTAATTTTTTATGGATTAATGCCAGAAAATTTTAATTATTTATATGATTTACCGTGGAAGAAATACAAATGTTATCCAGATGGTAGTAATGATGAAACAATGTGTGGAAACTTTCGAATTCCATATTTTAACTTGCAGATAAGTCTATATAGTTTTGTAAAAGGAATTCTTGCAATACTTTTTTACATAGGATTTTTTGAAGCATTAACAGCTATTCCAGAAGATTTACAAAAAATAATTTTTGGTGAAATTATATTAGGAAAAAATAAAAATTTTATAACAAAATCTTTTAATGATTTTAGCTGTTATACTGGAGCTGGTAATAACTCCCATTTTATAGGTAGTTTTATAAATATAGTATATGTTGTCAATATATTTGCAATTTTTTATTATGTTTCAATTGGAAAAACACTGGATAATATTAGTAGTTCTATATTCTGGGTAGCTCTTATTATGTTTTATTTGTTTTTATATATTTTAACTACCTTATATTTATATCAAACAAAAGCTACACGAGATGCAGCTATAGGGATAACTGTAATAGGAATAGCTGCATTTTTGCTTTCATTTAACATGACTCCAGAAGAGATAAAGTCATTTTCACCAGCAGCAGAAGGATATTTAATAAAAAGGATATTGTTAATATTACCGTGTTTATATATATTTATAGTAAATGGAATAAAAGAAGCTTTAAATGATTCTACCCCAACAAGTAGGATTATACTGGGAATTAATACAATGATAATAACGTTATATATAATATTAAGTCGGATAAATTTATTTAAACCTAAAGTTTTATTAAATGAACCTGTTTATTTAGATAATGAAAGAAAAATAGCAGAAGAAAATGAAAATATTTTTGAAGAAATAGATAAAAATAAATATAAAAAAAGTATAAGTTTTTGGTTAAATATAAATAAAGTTAAAGATAGAGATATAGATTACAATATAATTAAAGTTTCCGATAAATTTAAATTTACGTTTAATGAAAAGTATGAGGAATTAAAATTACATGTAGATAAATATAATGGTACACGAGAAGTTTTGTTTTCGTATCAGAATATTTTATTTCAAAAGTGGAATAATATAATTTTAAATTATAGAAATGGTACAGTCGACGTATTTATTAATGGCGCTTTAGTAAATTCACAACCTGGCGTAATATTAAAGGATGTATATTCTTCTGTAATTGTTGGACAAAATGGAGGATTAAACGGTGGTATATGTAATGTAAAATATTATGATAATGCATTAACCTTAGAAAAAATAGAAAAATTATATAATTCTTCAAAAAATAATAATCCTCCAACTATTTAGAAATAATTTTAAAATAAAGCAGATAATTTTATTGTTTATTATATATATATATAATAATGCTTCAACAAATATTAACAGGTGTAGCCATATTATTAGTATTGTATTTAATATATGTTTTACTTAAATATTTTAAATTTTTTGAAAATGTTCATCTAACATCACAAATGAGTGCAGATGATAATGGATATGAAGTTGATTTTGACGATTGGTGTCCTAGTGGAACACCTAGTTCAAATTATGCGTTATCCATATGGTTTTATGTATCTTCATGGGACAACTCTAGCACCAAGTATATATTTCAAAGAATAGATAATGATAATAATAATGAAATAGCCGCATATTTATCACAAAATACAAATGATTTAACTGTAGAGTTTACAGATACCGATGATGTATCTACTTCATGTGTAGTTGAAAATATTCCACTTCAAAAATGGATTCATTTAGCGGTAGTAAAATACGGTGAGGTGGTAGATATATTTGTAGATGGTAAGTTATTAAAATCATGTGTTAGTTCGAGTGGTTCTGCACTAGCAAAAAGTCCCGTATCCAATCCTATTCTATTACACGGTACGTATAGCAGTGGAACAGCTACGGATCAAGGTTTTGATGGATACACAACATACTTAAAATATTATAATGAAACAATATCACCGCAAGAAGTGTATAATATTTATGCAAATGGATATGGAGGTAGTTTCTTAGATTCATTACTAGGAGGATACAGAATGAGAATGAGTTTATTTAGAAATGATCAAGAAATTGCTGGTATAGGTTTAGGATAAAATAATAATAATATATATATAATTATGGCTGGAGAACCAATACTAGGTGATGGCGTTATAGCACGTTTAGCTTTTATAACTATTATTATTATTGCATTTTATATTTTTCTTAGAATAGGAATTATAATTTTAGCTTATGTCTACGGAGATAATACAAGTCCACATTTAATTGATGGAATGGTGAAAACAAATAATTATAAATTAATAAAACAAGATCCAAGAGTAATTGGGGCAAAACCCGTATATAGGTCTGATAACGAAAATACAGGAGGAGAGTTTACATGGTCTTTTTGGCTGTTTATGGATAAAACACAAAGTATTGTAACTGATAGTAATGGTGATAATATACCGTATCATATATTTAGTAAAGGGTCACAACAATTAGTATCTGTAGATAATTCAAGATATACTAGTACAAATGCACCAGGAGCATACTTAGTAGTAGAAGAAGATGCTACAACAAACGAAATTAAAAATAATTTGCAGATATTAATAGATACTTATGGAAATAGTTTAAATGATGATTTCTCAGGTAGAGCTAATGGAGAAAATAATATTGAAATAACTGATTTACCAATAAGAAAATGGATTAATGTAATAATTAGAGTACAACATAAAACAGTTGATGTTTTTGTGAATGGAGTTTTATCTCGTAGACAAATATATTCAAATGTAATTAAACAAAATTATGGAGATGTTCATGTAGGATTAGAAGTAGGTGATTCTACAACTACTAAAGGTGTAGAAGATGGATATTTGTCTAATCTTTGGTATTATGATAAAGCCATTGGAACTGTAGAAATTTTAAGTATTGTAAATAATGGACCAAATACGACATATTTAGGAGACGAACAAATTTCTTCGGTGCCTTCTTATTTATCAAGAGGATGGTATACGAGTTCTTTAATATCTTAATTAAAAAAATTGAAATATAATATAAATAAATAATATATATTATATTATGATCATTCCAGTTAAATGTTTTACATGCGGAAAAGTAATTGGAAGTAAGTATAGATATTATTGCCAAGAAGTTATTAAAAAAAAGATGGCAAATGACCAACAAACAGAACGCGTTGTTTATTTAACAAAGGAAAATTTTGATAAAACTGCGGAAGGAGAAGTATTAGATGAATTGCAATTATATCGCCCGTGTTGTCGTAGACATATGTTAACCCACGTTGATTTAGAATAATATATTTATATATATTATAATGAGACCCCCTAGATCTAGACGTGTTAAACAAAAAAAACCTACGTTAAATAAACGTAAAAGAAAAACCTGTAAAAAATGTAAAAAAAGTATGAAAAACTGTAAAAAAAATAAATGTAAAAGTAGAAAAAGACGACGAAGGCGTCCGGTAAAAAAAGGTGGAAATCCTTATGACGTAATGCAGGATGCATATCATGGTGGCGTTGATGCCGCTGGAAAACTATATGATGCGGCCTTTGGACATGCAAATACAAGCACATCACCATTTCTTACATCAAGGGTTCTTTAATATTTAGAGAAATTTTTTTCTATTTCTAATTTATAAATGTTTAAAAAAATTTACAAAGAATTATGTGAACCATCTAAACTTTATTTTGTAATATCTATTATTATAACATTAGTAGTAGCTTTTCAAAATTTTTTAAATCAAAATTCTAGAGAATATTGTATAGGTCCTTATTCGTGCCCAATAAATAACAATGGATATGTTTTTGTAAGTAAATTACTATATATATTATTTTGGACATGGATTCTAGATACATTATGTAGAGCTGGATATATAAAAATATCATGGTTTTTAGTACTATTTCCTATTGTAATGATGTTTGTATTAATAAGTATGTTTATATTTTTAAATATAACTATGTAATTTGTTATTATAATATTTTAAAAATAAATTAATATTATAATATAAAATGGAGCAGCAAGAACAAATATGGAAAATTATTGATACATATTTTACAGATGACCCATATCTATTTATAAAACATCAATTAGATTCATATAACCTTTTTTTCGAAAAAGATATATATAAAATTTTTAGAGAAAATAATCCTATTCGATTTGTTAAAAATAGTTATGACGAAAGTGGAAAACAAAATAATTTAATAGGTGAATATGAATTTGAAATATATTTTGCGGGAAAAGATGGTAAAAAATTATACTTTGGAAAACCAGTAATATATGATACAGATGAAGAAGGAAAATATATGTATCCAAGTGAAGCCCGTTTAAGAAATATGACGTATGCTATGTCTATACATTTTGATATAGAAATAGATGTTAAAATAAAAACAGGAAATTTTGAAAACAAAGTTTATGATGTAGAATTTAATGATACCATAAAATTAGAAAAAATATATCTTGGCAGATTTCCAATTATGTTGCAGTCTAATTTTTGTTTATTAAACGGATTGAATAGTTTAGTAAGATACAATATGGGAGAATGTAAAAATGATACAGGAGGATATTTTATAATAGATGGTAAAGAAAAAGTAATCATAAGTCAAGAAAAATTTGCAAATAATATCATTATTATAAAAGATAAAGTCAATGAAATATATAGTCATTCTGCAGATATTACATCTGTTTCAGAAGATGCTTCAAAACCAATTCGTAAAACATCTGTAAGAATCGTATCTCCTACATCTAAACTCAAAAACGGTAATATAGTAGTATTAGTACCAAATGTTAGAAAGCCTGTGCCATTATTTATATTAATGAGAGCACTTGGTATAGAATCAGATAAAGAAATACTTAAATGTATTTTAACTGATTTAGAATTAAATGACAATTATTTAGAATACTTTATTCCTAGCATTCATGATGCCGGAACTATATTTACACAGGAATTAGCAATACAATATATTAAATCATTAACAAAAGGTAAAAAGGTCGCTAATGTATTGGAAATATTATCAGATTTTTTTATACCTCATATGGGAGAAATAGATTTCAGAAAAAAAGCACTTTACATAGGTCATATGGTATTTAGTTTAATAAAAGTTTATTTAAAAGAAGATCCTCCTACGGATAGAGATAATTATAAATATAAACGCGTAGAAACCCCAGGAATTTTACTGCATGAGCTGTTTAGAGAATATTATACAATTATGAAACGAAATTTTTTATTAAAAATGGATAAGAAATACTATTATAAATCTGGATTTGAAGGAATGAATTTTATAAATCTCATTACTCTTGAATACAAAGAATACTTTAATGAAAGAGATGTTGAGATTGGATTTACAAAAGCATTCAAAGGTAATTGGGGAGCGCATGCTCATACTAAAAGACCTGGAGTAGTTCAAGATTTAAATATACTTTCATTTATATCTGCTTTATCTCACAAAAGAAAAATAAATGTACCGCTAGATCCTACCGCAAAAGTAGTTGGACCAAGATTGTTAAATGCTTCGCAGTGGGGATTTATAGATCCTGTAGATTCACCAGATGGTGGAAACATTGGATTACATAAACATTTAGCTGTTTCCGGAGAGATTACAACAGGATATTCCATGTTTAAACTATTAAATTTATTGAAAGCAACGGATACTTTTAAATTAAAATTATTAGATGAAGTGTCATACAATGATATAAAATACTTAACTAAATTATTTATTAATGGTTCCTGGTGCGGATTTATTGAAAATATAAAAGATACATATACCATTCTAAAATTATATAAAATGAATGGTATTATTCCTATTAAAACAAGTATTTCATGGAATATTAAAGAAAGACTATTAGAAATTTATACAGATGGTGGAAGATTCACGAGAGCATTATTTACAGTAATAAAAGGAAGTCCTAGCTATGAATCTTTGTCAAAAAAAGATAGATTAACATGGGAAGAGCTTTCTAGTGGATTTATTAGTAAAAAAGAAGGTTATAATAGCAATGATAATACGGTATATACAAGTAAAAGTTTATATGGTAGTAAAACAATCGAAGATTTAGAAACAAATAAAGCTATTGTGGAATATTTGGATTCATCTGAAATAAATAGTTCTCTTATAGCTAGTTCTTCTACAGATATAAAAAAATATACGACTCATATGGATATTCATCCATCTTTTTTATTTGGAATACTGGGTAATCAGGTAATGTTTCCTGAAAATAATCCAGCGGTTAGAAATTGTTATGGTTGCGGACAAGCAAAACAAGGTGTTTCCTTGTACAATTCTAATTATAGAAATAGAATTGATAAAATGGGCGTTATATTAAATTATGGACAGATTCCGTTAGTTAAATCAAGATATACAAAATATATTACAAATGAAGAACATCCTAATGGGGAAAATGTAATAGTTGCAATTATGTGTAATACTGGTTATAATGTAGAAGATGCGGTATTATTAAATAAAGGTTCGGTAGATAGAGGACTATTCAGAACTACTTATTTTAACATGTATGAAACCTATGAGAAAACAGAAAGTATTGGTGATAAAGTGGTTCAAACTAGATTTAGCAATATAGAGAGCGAAAGCGAATTAGATAATTTAAAACCGGGTATGGATTATAGTTTTTTAGATAAAAATGGAATGATAAAAGAAAATACTGTTATGGCAGATAATATAGTTGTGATAGGTAGAATCACTGAAACACCTGAAGAACAAGTTAAAAAAACAGATTCTTCTATATTCCCTAAAAAAGGACAACTAGGATTTGTAGATAAATCCTTTATAACGGACGGAGAAGAAGGATATAGAATAGCAAAAGTTAGAATTAGAGAGGAACGTATACCTGCGGTAGGTGATAAATTTGCGTCCAGATGTGGTCAAAAAGGAACGGTTGGATTAATAATTCCAGAGTGTGATATGCCTTTCACTCAAAATGGAGTGAAACCCGATATTATTATAAATCCTCATGCGTTTCCAAGCCGCATGACAATAGGACAATTGGTTGAACAAATTTTAGGAAAAATTGGGGTTGTTAATGGTGTATTTGGAGACTGTACGGCGTTTGTAAATCAAGGTCCAAAACATGATATATTTGGAAAATTATTAATTAAAAATGGTTATCATTCTAGTGGAAATGAAATTATGTATGATGGTGCGTCAGGAAAACAAATTGAATCTTCTATTTATGTAGGGCCTACCTATTATATGCGTATTAAACAAATGGTAAAAGATAAAATAAATTTTAGAGCAAAGGGGCCTAGAACCACATTAACAAGACAAACCGTACAAGGTAGAGCTAATGACGGCGGTTTAAGAATTGGAGAAATGGAAACGCAAGCAATTCAAGCACACGGTGCCGCGCATTTTCTCATAGAATCTATGTTGGTTAGAGGGGACGATTATTATATGGCAGTTTGTAATAAAACAGGATTAGTTGCGATTTATAATGAAAGAAAAAATATTTTTGCGAGTCCTTATTTAGATGGTCCTCTTAAGTATACTGATGCACAATATACAAACATAGAATCTTTAAAATTAAAACATATTACAAGACATGGAAGAGAGTTTAGTATTGTTCGTATACCATATTCTTTTAAATTATTACTGCAAGAATTACAAACTATGAATATACAAATGCGAATTATAACAGATGAGAATATTGAACAATTAGAATCTATGTCGTATTCAAATAATATAAATAAATTGTTATCTATAGAAAAAGTGGACCTTAAAAATATAAAGCAAGAGAGAATCAAGAAAATGCAAAATGTAAAACAAAAACCAGCTGTATTAAGAAATACTCCAGAAGGAGAGAGAGAAGCTAACGTTCCTATATTACAAGAAGAACAAGTTAGAGAGCAAGAATCTAGTGAATTAAAACCAGAAAATACAAGTGCATTAGAAGCAAAAGATTATAATATAGGTGATATAGTCTATTATATAGAAGATTCTAAAAAGCTAAGAGAATGGATAATAGAAGAATTAGATGTTGAATCAGATGTTATTGTCATTAATTCTCAAGATATATCTGAATTAAGCGATGATATGAAGGTGCATTTATCAGATGATAGGTTGATTATTGCATTAGAGTCAGAGGATATAAGAAAGAAAAGTGTTTTTGAACAACAACAGCAACAACCTCAACAACAGCAACAACCTCAACAACCTCAACAACCTCAACAACCTCAACAACAAGAAGGAACGAATACATTACTTCCTTCTGTTCTAAATGAAACAATTAATACTGCTCAAGAAACTATAAATAATGCACAACAAACAATACAAACCGCACAAAAAAGAATTACCGAGAATATAAATGCTGCAGCATCACCATCACCTCCTTATCTTGTAGGTACTTACACTCCTCCTTCTCCTCCTTATAATCCAAATGCAAATGAAGGTGAAGAAGGTGAATCTTCTCCAGATTTTAATACATGGGCTGGAGAACAGAATTTAGAAAAACAAAATACCGTTATTAAAAAAGAAGGAAGTAGTACCGAAGATAAAGATGCGGAAGAAGGTTCTAAAGATAAATCAATAGAAAAAGTGGATGGTGGAGAAATAATGATTGATTCATTACCAACCTTAACAAATATTTTTAACACAATTGTAAAAAGCGATTAATATTTATGTAATAAATAAAATATAATTAGTATATAATAATGTCAAAAGCAGATTACAAAGTAAATACTGTTTATTATAATAATCTAGATTCTGGAGAATATATTACGAAAGGAAAATCATTTAAAAGTTTTCAAGAAGCTGTAAAAGTTTTTGATTTATTATGGGATTCTAATGATGCTTATGCAGGAACTAATGCTAATGTTTTACTTATTTTACAACATTTAGTTTGTTCTTTAAAAAGTTATAAATATAATCAAAGTTCAAGAAAACTATTAAAAAATATGTTTGTTTTAATGACTGACCAATCGATAACTTTAAATGACGATGATGTACCTTCAAATTGTACAGAAGTTAAAAATTTGCTAAAGTCTGCAGAAGATTTTATTCATTAAATATCAATAAAAAATTTTTAATAATATTTAATTTTTCATAATCTTATTGCTCATTAATTTTTTGTATCTTGTATAATCAGAACTATCAGATACGTGTTTTGTATTACCTTGTTTATTCATAGCGACAGTAAAATTCATTCTACCACATACGAATGAGCTTGAACATTTACTATAATTAATAGCATTTTTAAGAACTTTACGTTCAGTAGCTCTTTCTGTAGTAGAATTTTCAGGATAAATAATTCCAGTTGACGGTCCACAATTTACCATATAATATTAATAAATATTTTTATTCATATTAATTAATTTGTAATTAATCTAGGAGCGATATTCATGGTCATTAATTCTTGAAATAATAGTTTACATGAATATGGTATTTTAACATAAGAGAAATTTACACGATTTTCACAAGTTCTACAGTAATGTATATTCATTTTATTATTATAAGAAGCAATAAAACCACAGGACTTACATATATGAACACTATATTTATCTGAAGCATTATAAATTCTTTCTTTAGTAAATTCAGAAATTCCGTGGCTAATACAACAATCACGTTCCATTTCTCCAAACCTAAGTCCACCATCCCTAGACCTACCTTCTGCAGGCTGTCTTGTAAGATTTACCATAGGTCCAATAGATCTACTATGTTGTTTATCCGTAACCATATGTTTAAGTCTTTGATAAAAGACAGGTCCAATAAATATACTACATTCTATTTGTTTTCCTGTTAAACCATCATACATGAGTTCATTTCCTCTTGACTCATATCCAATATCTTGTAATTTATTGCAAATTTCACTAATTTCTAAATCACCAAAACTAGTTCCATCTCCATATAATCCTAATTCTACGAGTATTTTTCCTAAAATAGTTTCTTTTAATTGTGCGATAGTCATACGACTAGGTATAGCATGAGGGTTAATGATAATATCAGGTTTAATACCATTTTGTGTAAAGGGCATATCACATTCTGGTATAATATTACCAATAGTTCCTTTTTGTCCATGTCTGGAAGACATTTTATCACCTATAACTGGTTTTCTTAATGCACGATTTTTAGATTTACATAGATTATAACCTTCACCATTTCTTTGCATATAATTTTTATCTACATAGGTTTCTTCATGGGTTCGAATAATTTTACTTTGGTCTTCATATTTAATTATTTTTGTATGGTCATTTCTATTTTCTTTTATAGGAAACATTTTTGCGATTATAATATCTTTATCTTCTAGTAAAGTGTTTTCATCTACTACTCCATCTTTATTTATTTTATCATAATTTGCAAATTTCATACCTTTTGTTTTTGAGGGGTCTGGTTTGCACCTAATTTCTTGGTCTCCATGAATTTTTTTATCTTCATCCTTTTCAGTATGATATATTGTCGCTTGAAAGAGTCCTCTATCCAGAGAACCTTTATTTACCAATACACTATCTTCTTGATTATATCCAGTTGTAGTTGCAATAGCAACCATTACTGGACTACCAGAAGGTATATTATTTAATTGAATCATACTCATAACTCTAGTATCTACTAGGGGACGCATTGGGTACGTTAAAACATATGCAGTTTTATCCATTCTATCCTTAAAGTTAGATACATAGATACCCATAGCTTGTTTACCCATAGCACATTGGTATGTATTTCTAGGAGATTGATTTGTTTCAGGAAACGGAATACATGATGCTAATATTCCAAAAATAGTACTAGGATGTATTTCACAGTGAGTATATGGATTTAATTTGTTTTTTGGATCAACTAATTCATAAGGTCTCATTGCTATCAAGCTAGAATTTTGTTCGGCGGGGTCAATATATTCTATTACAGAATCTTCTACTTTAATATTCGTTAACAAATCATCCCACGAAAATTCATAGGACTTTATTTTATTAACAATATCAGGAGTTAACAACAATCTTTTATCTTTTATTTTTAATAGAGGACGAGTTAATCTTCCAGCATCATTACAAATAACAATTTCTTTATTATTATAATCAAATACAATTCCCGTATAAATATTTATAATTCCTTTATATTTTTTATCTTTTAGTTTAAGATATAAATCATATGGTTCTTTGGCATATCCTATAATTGTACCATTTATAATTACTTTTACTTTATTAAAAAGTTCAATAGGAGTTATATCTTCAATGTGCACAATATCATCATTTACATAATCATATAATCCGCTACTACTTGAAGTAATTGTTAAATGAGTCATATAACTTAAATTTTTTACGACACCTACCGATTGTCCTTCTGGCGTTTCAGCAGGACATAAATATCCCCATGTCGTATTATGTAATTTTCTCGGGGGTGTTAACTTTCCACTTTTATCAATAGGGGTATTTATTCTTCTGGAATGACTAATACCTGATACATATGTTAAACGGCTTAATACTTGTGCTACTCCAACTTTACTCGTACTAATATGTTTTATACCAAAATCTCCTGTAGCTAGTGCTCGTTTAATTCCATTTTCAATCGTAGATGATTTAATTATTTTATAAATATTGGTTAAATTAATAATATTTTCATAATCACTTGTAGAACGCCAAGAACCATTATTAATTTCTCTAACAATTTGTTTTTGCATATCTTTTACAACCTTATTTAAATAGTTTCTAAACAAATTATTTATCAGGACACCACACGAATCGATTCTTTTGTTTAGATAAGAATCTCTATCATCTACTGGCGACATTTTTAGTGAAACCCTTAGTAATTTATGTGTCATATTTCCTAGAAAATATATTTTTTGTTTAAGATTATGACAATGAGGAAATAAATCTTGATGTAATACGTCATTCGTAAATTCTCGTTTTTTAATTTTTCCAGCTTCTATGGACATATTTATTGGAGTATACATTACATTATTGGTGACATATTCCATTGCACTTTCTTGTGTATTATTATTATTTGCATCAATAATAGACGCTTTTAGTGCATATAGAAATTTTTTGTTTGATTCATCGTTTACGCTTAACAATATAAAAGAGCAAATTTCAAAGTCCGAAATTATACCAAGAGCTCTAAATACAATAAATAAAGGAATTGGATTTTTAATTCTTGGTATTTGAATATATATTGGATATCCAAATCCATTATTTTTACTAGATACCATTAGATTTATTTGTTTAGGAGATATTTGTTTATAATCGGGGACAGATTTAATTTCAGCAATCGTATTCCATTTACTTGTATTTTTTGATACATCAAAACAGTATATCTTATTTTCAGCGGCTCTTTCCTGACCTAAAACGGTTTTTTCAGAACCATTAATTATAAAATACCCACCCGGGTCAAACCTACATTCTCCTGTAATATTATTATTTATGTGTTGATACTGTCTTAACACACAAATATCCGATTTTAACATAATAGGCAATTTTCCAATATGAATTCTTGGTATTTTTTTCATAATTCTTTGCTCATTTTTTAATTCTTCACCATTTCTTATTAAATATGTAATTTTTAAATCTACCGTCATTGTTGAAGCATATGTAAAATTTCTAAGCCGTGCTTCTTGTGGAATCATTATTTTTGTAGCTCCGTTATTTTCGTGTATCTGTGGTCTAAATATACTGAAATTTTCAAATTCAATTGTAATTTCAAGACCATATTTTTTGAAAACCGCGCTATAGTCATTTTCTGAACGAATTTCTATTGGGTTAAACATTTCTATTGTTCGTTCCAACTGATTTTTGGTAAGTTCATTAAATGATTCTAGTTGATGGCGTACTAATCTTTGTAAATATTCATTTCTAAAATAGCTATTTATTAATTCCCATGGCTCTTCGGTGAATTTTCCTTTTTGATAATATGTATTATTCATTGTTTTATTTCTTTTTTTCATCTTATTTATTACTTCAATTTATCTTTAAATATATTTATTAATTTACTGTTATTAAGTAGTAAATCATAATATTTTTTATATTAATTATAATATGGAAAAAAAAACAATTTCTATAAATCCAGATTTATTTACAATGAATAAAAAAAAGAGGTCTAGTAAAAAAAAAACAAAGAAAATTAAACCAAAGCCATTAATTAAACCGAATGTAATGCAAAAGGAATTATTAAAAAGAATAAAAAGTCATCAAAATAAAATTCAAGAAGACATGGAAAAACCTAAAGAAACGGAAGTTATTTCTGAAAATGAATTTGATAAACATTTAAGTTATTTAACAAAATTAAAACAAGAAAGGAAATTTAAAAAGAAATTAAAAAAGAAAAAAAGAGAAACAAAAAAAAATCCACCTAGTATTAACATAAATACAAGTACATTACCTGTTAATAACGAAATATATGTAGATTCAGTACCTCCAGTTGTTTCCATTGCCCCGGCCCCTCCTCCAGTTGTTTCCATTGCCCCGGCCCCTCCTCCAGTTGTTTCGGAGGCTCCTATCCCAGTTGTTTTAGACGAACCACCTATTGCATCTATATCTATATCTAATAATGAAATTGAAAATCAAACAAAATTTGAATTACCTAGTGCACCTCCTTATAGTTGTTTAAAAGGTTCTTCTATTCCTACCTATAGAGAATGGAAAAAAAATACAAGAAAAAATTTTAAATTTAAAGACGATGTTCCTATTAATACGGTTAGTAATATGGATATTTCTGATATGAATATTGAAAAAACAATCTCTAAAAAAAAAGTGAAAAAGAAAAAATATACAAAACGCACTTATACATTAGGAAAAGCAAAAGATACAAATAATGTAGGAGTACTTATAAAAAGTAATAATGACCGTCGTGTAGTACAAGAAGAAATAGATAAACTTAAAAATGTATCGCTAAAAGAAGTAAAGGATTATTTAAGAAAACATTGTTTAATTAAAGTAGGTAGTAATGCTCCGAATGATGTATTAAGAAAAATATACGAAGATTCTATTTTATCGGGTGAAATTAATAATAAAACAAAGGGGACCTTACTGCATAACTATATGAATGAATGATATAAAGTCAATATTATATAATATAATAATGGAAAAGAAACAAAAAGATAAATTAAAACTACATGAAGAATTTTTTAAACATACACAAGAATTATATGAAAAATATGGTAAAGAAAAAACAATAGTTGTAATGCATCAAGGTGATTTTTTTGAGACGTACGGTACAAAAGAGATAGATGGTGAAATTACAGGAAGTAATATAGATCAATATAGAAATGAACTTGGTATGAAGATGAGTGATAAGAAAATTTTACATAAAGGTAAGCCTTTATATATGGTTGGTTTTCCAGTAAATAGAAAAGATTATTGGTGCGGACGACTTCATGCAGCAAAATGGATAGTAGCTGTATATGAACAAACAAAACAATTATCTGATGGGACCTGGATCCGCGAATTAACAGAAATAATCTCTCCAGGAACTTATTTTAATTCTATTTCTGATAACATATCAAACTATTGTTCATGTGTTTCAATCAATAAAATGTATATTTCTAAACAAAAAAAATATTGTCTATATGTTGGAATGTCTACAATAGATATATACAGTGGAACATCTTACATTTTTGAATACAGTTGCGATTATGAAACATCTCATAGGCCATATGATGAGATGGAGAGATTTATTATTTCTTATGTACCAAAACAAATTATTTTTATACATAATCTTGACGATAATGAAATGGATAATGTTATTAAATACACTTCTTTGACTGATTCTATGGTAGAAAAATTTAATGTTAATGACCCTAATTGTAATCCTATTAGATTAAAACAAATAGAAAATTCAAGAAAACCAGTATATCAAGAAGAAATACTGAATAAATTTTTTGATAATTCTTTAACACCTTATTCTGATGAATATGATAGATATGTATGCGCTACAGAAAGTTATTGTTTTTTATTGGAATATACACATGAACACAATCCATGTTTAGTGGATAAAATAGTTGAGCCAATTTTTAAGAATGTAAGTGAACGGGTAGTATTAGCAAATCATTCTTTAAAGCAGCTTAATATAACTAGTAATAGTGATTTAATAGAATCATCTAAAAATATAAGTTCGATTCTAAAGTTTCTTAATAAATGTCAAACATCGATGGGTAAAAGATTGTTTGAACATGATATGCTTAATCCCGTGAATAACGCAGATATTTTGCGTAAAAAATATAATAAGGTAGATATAATCATTAGCCAAGAGTACGAAGAAAATTCTATTGAAACCATTCGAAAACAATTATCAAATATTATTGATATTGAAAAATTAAATAGAAAAATTGTAAATTCACATGCAACTCCTAGCGATATTTATGATTTAGAAAAAAGTATTGATATTATATTAACATTATATAAATCTTATGTAATTTATTTAAAAAATACTAGTTATGGAGGAGAAGTGATTTTAGAATTAAAAAATTTAGAAGTTAAAAAAAAATGCAGAGAATATATTTATTCTATAGGTAATTTTTTAGATAAGGAAAAAGCAAGATTAGTTAATAATTTATATTATGATGATAATTTTATAAAAAAAGGTGTAAATGATAAACACGATGAATTAATGTTAGAATATTGTGAAATATCGGCAAAACTTGAATCTATTATAAAGTATTTAAATTTCGTCCTCGTCACTTCGACCAACGTTCGTGCTCCTCGGCTGTGCAACACGATGGTCGAGTTAGAAGAAAAAAAAGAGGAAACTAATATAATTATAACCAATGCAAGATTTAAAAAGTTAAAAGAAAAAATAGACGAGGGGGTTTTAGAAAAAGAGTTATTTTTTAAAAATGAATACGATGAGTCAGAGTATAGATTTATTTTAAATTTAGAAATGGAATCTATTCCAGCTAAAAAGGGAAGTGTATATATTAGAACACCAGAAATACAAAAGATGTGTCAAAGAATACATGTATTAAAAAAAGAGATATCGGGTTCTTTATGTAATTTATATGGAAAATTTACGGATAATTTAAAGGAACGGTATAAATCTCTCCAGGTCATCGCAAAATTTATAGCAGAGTTTGATTTGAACTATGCAAAAGCATTCTTAGCTATAAAGTATAAACATGTTATGCCAACCATAGATGATACAAAAACCGAATCGTTTGTGGAGGCAAAACAACTGCGACATCCTTTAATTGAAAATTTAAATAATAATGAGACATATGTGGCAAATGATGTGGAATTAAATAGTAAACAACAAGGAATACTTTTATTTGGAACAAATGCGGTAGGTAAAAGTAGTTTAATAAAATCAATAGGGATTAGTGTCATTATGGCTCAAGCAGGATTTTTTGTTTCTGCATCTAAGTTTACATATAATCCTTATAAAAGTATATTTACGCGTATTCTTGGCAATGATAATTTGTTTAAAGGCCTTTCAACATTTGCGGTAGAGATGTTAGAGTTAAAAACTATTTTAAAAGGAGCGGATGAGAATAGTTTAATTATTGGAGATGAAGTGTGTTCGGGAACAGAGATTGAATCGGCGACTAGTATTATTGTAGCATCTTTGATAAAATTACATGAACGTAAAAGTAGTTATATTTTTGCAACACACTATCATGAAATATGTGATTATGACGAGGTGAAAGAACTAGATAGAATGTCTATAAAGCATTTATCAGTACGTTTAAATAATAAGACAAATATCTTAGAATATGATAGGATTTTAAAAGATGGTCAGGGAGATACTTTTTATGGATTAACCGTAGCAGAAGGATACAAATTACCTCAAGATATATTAAATAAAGCACATGAAATAAGAAATAAATATTTATATATCCGAGATAAAAAGGAAGATAATATTTTAAATTTAAAACCATCAAGATATAATTCGAAGAAATTAACAGGTGGTTTATGTCAGGTATGTAAAGAAAGAAATGCGGTTGATATTCATCATTTACAGTATCAAACAAATGCAGATGATAATAATTATATTAATCACATTCCAAAAAACAGTTTAGGAAATTTACTATCTATATGTCAAGTATGTCACGATAAAATTCACAGAGAAAATGTTGAAAATATAAAAATAAAAACAACGAATGGAATAACGTTAGTAGAATTATAAATATAATATAAAATTGAATTTAAATTATTGTAGATATATTAAATATAAGACATGGCATCGTTATATCAACAAAGTAGTCAAATATCAAAACTTTCCACTTCCAGAAAGGTACTTCTTGCACAATTAGAAAGTCAAGGATATAATATAGAAAATTATAATGAATTTAGTATAAACGAATTACATATCATGCACAATAATAAACAAATAGATATGTTAGTTTCTAATGAAACAGGAAATAAAATATATGTTAAATACTATCTAGGTCGTTCTTTGCGTCCGCAAAATATACATGATTTTATTGATGATTTATTTAATTTAGAAAGTATTTTGAACAAAAATGATACATTAATCATCATAACGAAAGATAAGTCAAGTCGCGACACTTTAATAGCAGAAGTGAAACAGTTGTGGGCCGAAGAGTCAATATATATAAATATAATAGACATTATGTCATTACAATTTAACGTATTAGAACATGAGATGGTACCAAAGCATACAAAATTAACGGAAGAGAAAATTGTTGAATTTAAGAAGCGATATAATGTTTTAGACAATTCAAACATACCAGAAATATCTAGATTTGATCCAGTTGCGATAGCAATAGGTCTTCGTCCAGGAGATATTTGTGAGATTATCCGCCCAAGTATAACATCTATTACAGGTAATTATTACAGATATTGCATAAATAATTAGATAATATATATTAACATATTATAATATATATTATGTCTGAATTTAAATTTGTAAAAAGTAAAAATTATGATACGAAAACTTTAGACAATTCAGAACAAGCTATAGAAGATCTTACAGAAAAGTGGTATACATTAGATTCATCCTTTAATAATTTAATAGATGATGATGATAACTATTCGAGTAGTAGTACTAGAAGAAATTTTATAAATGATGGTTCTGTAGTAAATTTTTTTAATGAATATTATAAAAGTTTAGGTAAAGTTGAAGCAGCCGAAGAAGTTAAAAAAAACAATGAAAAAATATATGATATAGCATTAATGAGGCCGGTTCATTTATCCGTTGGTGTTATGTTATTAAGTGCTTTAATTTATGAATTATATTCTAGATAGTATTATTTTTATATAGTAAAATAATATAGATGTCTAGATTATCTGATATTAGTAATATTAATGACTCCATCGTACAAGGAGGTATATATGAAAAACAAAAAAATACGACTTTAGGAACATTTAAAAATTTAGAGGGAAATGATAACAAAACAATTTATAAATCAGTTGAAACATTTTTATCAGATTCTTTACAAACTGACGGAAATGGCGATCAGGTTGGTGATGATAATAATGAAACCTATGCTGATTTAACTTTAAGTGAATTATATGCAATCTATAAAGAAAAGGTAGAATTATTAGAAGATGAACTTTCAAGTTTAGATAGTGATGGAACATTATACACCTCGTCTGGCATATATGACGACGGAAGTCAAAAATACTTTTACACTGAGGATAGTGGTACTTATACATTTCAAGATCTATATCAAGGAGATGATGCTATGGATACGATAGCGGGTACAGATAGTTTAACAGATTCTACATTATTTCCAGATTCAGTGAATTTAACCTGTGGTTTAATGCCGGAAACAGATGAAGTGGATGATGTTGGAGGAACCGCGCCTACAGAAGAGAGTAATACGGATTTAGCAACAACAGATGCCGTATGCAATCCATTTTCAAGTGGTGCCACTAATTTTAGTGATGCTATACTTTACATAAATCAACTAAATGAAATAGTAGCTCAAATGAAATCTAAAGCCGATGGATCGGATGATAGTTTAAATATAGATGATTTAGATAAAAGTTTAAAGGATTATCAAGCGAGATATAATTTTATGTTGAAATATAAAACAAGTTCTGCAGTAGCGGCTAGTAATAGTGATGATATTAGTAATAAACCAGGTTCTTTACGAGATTCAGGTTCAGGATATTTAGAGGCAGAATCATTAAAATATGATTCTGCAAAAATGCTGTATGTATCTTTATTGTTAGGTAGCGTGGTTGCTGGAGCAGTAACAGTTTCTACTATAATAAATTCGAATGAGTAATTCCATATATTATATTTTTATATATTATATGGCAGAATATTCTATATCTGATAAGTTGCAAAATGTAGAAGATAGAATGGATGAATTTGATAAAACGTTAGAAACCGCTTATTCTGATGCGGATTTTGATGATATAGTTGGTAATCTTGAAAATAGAAATGACTTATATACAGAATATCAAAATTTACATGAAGATATATCAGGTGTTCAAGGAAATATGAATGCATATGATGATATAGTAAGAGATACCGAGCGTAAAAAAATTCAAAAAGGTAATTCTTTATCTGCGTCTACGCTAAGGTTAGATAGTTTTAACGAAGGAATGAAAGCTATATTTATAGCGTTATTAGTTGCTTTAGTTATATTGGTAATTTTAGCAACTGGTATAATAGACGTTACTATAGCCATAGTAGCAATAGTATTAGCGATTACTATATCAATAATATATGCGAGTGGAGTAATGATAGTCGGAACTAATCTATCAGATACATTACCTGCAGTATTTGATTGGGATTTTACTTTAAGAAGTGAATAAATGAATTTAATTATAACGATAAATATATTATATGATTAAATTATAATATGGAAAATATTTATCGTTATAAAACAATTGAAAAAAATAACGGTATTGATATAGATGATGATACAGATTTGGAAGAATTAAAAGAAAATTTAGAAAAGGATCATGCTTATATAGGAGGTCAGTACTTATATTTAAAAGATAAACTAACAAAAAATGCACATTATACTAATTTAAGAAACACGGCTTACAAACAAGAAAAAATGAGAATGTTTGATGAAAGTTATAATATTATATACATAATATATTGGATTTTATTTACGATATATGGTTTATTATTTTTATACAGAGGTGATTACAATGTAATAACTAGTATAATAACACTTATATTGATGGGGGCATTTCCTTTTTATATACACGACTTGTCTTTTTTTTTAATTAAAGGTATGCGATATATTTATAAGGAAATAAAAAATATAACGATTAATATTCCAAATGTTAAAGGAGAGGAAACATTATCAGACGTTGCAGATTCATTAAAGAAAGCGAGTAAAGTAGTTCTACAAACTTCAGAAAAAAAGTCTAATTATACAGATAATTATGCGAAAGAATTAGATTATCTTTTATCAAACGACCAAGATTTAGAAAATTTAGTTGAAGCGAAGAATGAAGTAGAAGATTATGTTGATGCAAATGAACTTGCGTCAAATTTTGATGATATAAACCACGCCGATTATATATGTATTGATAAGGGTACAGAAACATTAGAAAGTGATGAAGCAGATAAAGAAATTAATGGCGAAACTGGCAAAAGGTGTTCTATTTATAACACGTTTAAAACAAATTATTATGAAGCGCATCCAAATTACGAAGATACAGATGACGGTGATATGTATTGGGTTAAAAATAGCAATGGTGTTTGGAAAAAAGAAAAATTATCGTATTAATATATAAATGAAAAATATAAATGGTATGTTTAAATTTATATCTACATTTGCGGTTCCATTAGGTATAATATTATATTTAAATTTTAAAGAGGTTGCGGCAAAAATAATGCTTCATAATATTATTATAGGAACTATTGGTGGGGTTGACATTTATGTAAGACAGCTAAAAAATAGGCAACCTGCAGAACAGTTAGGTATTTTAGGGATTTCTTCTAAAACTATGAATGTAGTTTTCTTTTTGTTGCATATGTTGTTAATAGCGGCTGTTTTATATAGGCCAGTAGATCCATTAATTATACCAAAGGAAAGTCATTATATATTACTATTAGTACCTATCGTAATTTTTGGACTTCCATGGTGGCCATATATAATAACTAGAATGGAAATGTTTATGATTTATATTTCTTTATATATTTTTTTGTACTTTGGAAGTGTAATTTTAAATAAAAAAATGTTAAATTAAATAATATTATTTTAATTAAATAATATTATTAAAAACGGTTTTAATATCTAATATAATTTTTATTCATTTTCTTCTACTTCCCCTGTTTCTTCTTGTTGTTCTTCATCATATTGATAAATAATTCTAACGCCAGACCACATTTTCTTTTTGCATTTTCCATATTTTTTATTCATATAGTCATAGATTTCTTTACCCTTTGGAACAATTCTTCCATAGTGTTCCCTATACCACTTACAAAATTCTTCATAAAGTTCATCTTTTTTTACTACAGAATCTTGGGACTTTTCAATCATTTCCTTATTAAATTCTGCCAAATAATCTTGACCTTCTCGATATTCTTCACTTCTTGCCATAACAATTTTACAATCTTCAACGTTTCCTTTAGCCTTTGATGCAATGTCGACTAATTTAGCCATAAAAACGGGTCCCCAATCATCGAATCGTTCATCTAATTTTTTATTTACTTTATATTGATAAGGAGAATCTTCATCATCATCTACGGGATTTTCCGTAAATTTTGACATAAATGGGCAGACTCGAATGCGCCTCCAGGTACCATCATCATTACTTTTAATATCAAATAAAGTGTTAGTACAAACTGCTAATTTAAATTGTGGCATAAAAGTAATCATTTCTTTATATAATGCTCTACCTTGAATGGGATCTCCACCAGTAATTTCTTTCATAATACCTTCATTTATTTGGTCTCCTTTAGTTGGTTCTTGCATAACGGCATATCTAAGACCTTTTAGTTGTACGACTTCTGATGAAGTACCACCTATACTATTTCTTTTTTGAGTAATAAGAGTTATAGGTACCGTACCTTTATATTCTCCAAGTATTTTTGACATCAACATCACTAACATAGACTTACCATTTCTACCACATCCCGTATATATGTTGAAGGTTTGATTTTCGTTTGTTCCTATCAATGTAGAGGCCAGATGTTGCCACATGTAATTTCTTAATTCTTCTATAGGAAATAGTTGTTCCATAAATTCATTTATTTCCTCAAGTGTATTTTGATTAATTTTACTTAAAGGAATATAGTCTATATTTGTTGATTTACTAATATAATCTTCTGGTCTTCCATCTCTAAAGATATTTTCTTTAAAATCGTAAACACCATTATTGTAGCATAGTAAATATGGATACTGGTCTTGTTTTTCTAGAAAGTCTTTATCGTAAAATAAAGCCTTTGCTTCTTTTAAAATATTATCTTTTGGACTACTTTTTTTAAGTAATTGGCAACATTGAGCCAAGTTATGTGTTCTAGTTCTAATTGCGTTCCATCTAGGGTCGTCTTCCTCAAAGGTTTGTACAAAACTCATATTCGCTACAACTTTTTCTTGATATACACTATACATTTCTTCAGACAAAGCTTTTCGCAAACTCCATGCTTCTTCATTTTCAAGCCACCTATTTCCATCAAATTTCATCCATTTTCCTCTTCCATTCTGACTATAACATATAAATTGGTCTTTAAACATTTGATACAAAACAACGGCTAAATCATAATCTCTCGCGCATTGTTGAGCAACGTTCATTTCTTTTCCTTTTTTATTTTCATGAGAAGGCATAAAATCACCTGCTACGGTAATATCAATATAATGATCTAATGTTTCACGTCTAAATTCATCATATTTATCTCGTGGCGCATCATTTCTGGCCCAGAACATAATAGAACGATGTGTAAGTTCTTCTTTTTTATTTTCACCAAATTTTTTCCAAAAGTCAAAGAATCCAGGAATATCTGAAAAATCAAAATCTTTTGATTGACTACTAAATTTTATCCATGATAAAAACAATCGGCGGTCTGTATGATATAATGCTAGACCTACTCTAATCCATTTATCGTAAGAGCCTTTACCATAATAACTTTCGGGTAAAAGCATAACATATCCATGAATTTCTTTTAAACTAAAAGAACCTCTGTTAAAATTATATGAATCATTTGTATTAATAATATGTTCAAGTGCTGAATCTAGTTCATCCACATTTTTTATATCATTTATATCATAGTTTGTATTAATAGATTTTAATTTAAGTTTTGGTTTCTTTTTTTTAGTAGGATTTAATTTATCCTTAAAACTTTCATTTAATTCAAATGCAGGATGTTTAGAATATTGTGCGGATAATTTAATTAAATCATATTGTAAATCTAGGGAACTAGTTTCCATTTCATTTATTACAAATTCCCCATCATTTAAATCAATTCTCGCCATATAATATTTTGTCAATTGATATGCTTGATTGTTAGGTTTCCTAGAACCATACATTTGCCAGTTTGTATATCCTTCAGTAATCCCACGATCTAACACAGAATCCCACGTATTTTCTAAAGGTAATTCAAGACCTTGATTCTCAATATCTTTTAATACTTCATCCCTCAATAAAGATTGCACTTTATGTGGCATGCTAATTCCTATTATCATATGTATTCCATCTTTAACAATTTCTTCTTTTTCCATTACATTTATAGATGGTTTTTCAAAAATATATATTGGAAATTCTTTATCATCCTCAAATTTTAAAATTTTTTTTAATTTTTCCGTATACAAATCCATAATTGATATTACAGTTTCCTCATCATGTTGCCGTGTAGATATTGAAATATCATATCTAAAGTCAAAATCTACTAAAATAGGTCCATTATCGATTTGTTTTTCAGTTAAATATTCATGCGTGTTTTCTTCAAAAACCGTTTTACGATATATATTTAAAAACTTTGTTAGATTATCTCCATCTATACAATAACTTCCTCCATAAATTCCTAATTTTTTATCACCTATTCTTGTATGTGTTATTTTATCATTAGAAGTAGCTTTATGGTTTCTTAAAAAACGTTGTAAATCATTTATAACATTTGATGGCATAATTAATGATTATATATTCTGGAGAAATTTTTATCTCAATTTTTTTATGATTAATCGAAAAATATATATTAAATAAATATATAGATAATTCTCTTTTTATTATTAATATGAGCATAGAAGGTTGCATTAGAAAAGATTGCATTTCTAGAATTATAAGTGATGTAAAAGAAATTACAATTAATCCTTTACATAAACAAAATATATATTATCAACACGATGAAGATAATATATTAAATGGTTATGCGTTAATTATAGGTGCAAAAGATACTCCATATGAAAATGGGTATTATTTTTTCAGATTTATGTTTCCTCCAGATTATCCGTATAAACCCCCTACAGTATATTATTTAACAAATGACGGTATTACTAGATTTCATCCTAATTTATACAGAAACGGAAAATGTTGTTTATCTATATTAAATACGTGGAAAGGAGATGAGTGGACTTCGTGTATAACTTTATCTACGGTTCTTTTATCTTTATGTATATTATTTACTAATAATCCATTAATTCATGAACCAGGTATTACCGAAAAACATAGTGAACTTGAATATTATAATGAAATAATTAAATATAAAAATTATGAGGTTGCAATCTATGGTATTTTAAAAAAAAAGGGTTTTATTTACGATTTATTTTCAGGTTTTATCGAAAAACATTTTATTGAAAATAAAAATGATATATTAAATAATTTAGAAAAGGAAAATAAATTAAATAAGAAAACAAAAAAATTATCCGTTTCTGTATATGACATGACAAATATCGAAATAAATTATTCCAAGCTTATTAAAAATATAAAAAAAATTGAAATAAAATAATGATATTTTACATATATATATATACTAATGAAATTTTGCGAAAAATGTGATAACATGTTTTATATAAGAGTAAGTGAAGATGGTGAAAAAAGTGAAACAGATGCGGGAGATTCTTTGGTTTATTATTGCAGAAATTGTGGTAATAATGAAGCAAATGTTATAGAAAGTATATGTGTATCTAAAATACAAATAAAAAAAACGGACCAAAAAATTATGAATACTGTAAATGAATTTACAAAATTAGACCCTACTCTTCCAAGATTAGATAATATTCCTTGTCCAAATGAAGAATGTCCTAGTAATAATGATAAAGCAGATGAAAAAGAAGTAATTTATATTAGATACGATAATACAAATTTAAGATTTATATATTTATGTGTTCATTGTGATAAAATATGGAAATCGTCTTAACATAATATAAAAATTGAAATAAATAAAAGAATATAAAAGATTATTATATAATGTCCGAAAGCGATGAAGATTCCGTAGGGTCAATAGAAGATGCTGAAATGGAAAGTTTAGCTGGAGAAGATACTGTAAATAAAGAAGTAATTAATTTGGGTGAAGAGGATGATGAGGATGATGAGGATGATGAGGAAGAGGACGATGATGAACAAAATACAGATTTTGATAAAAAAGCATTAGAAATAAATAAATTAATGGATTCTAAAACATTACTAGAAAAAGACACTTTACCCGAGACTGATAGTAATTTTAAATTTGACATGGATATAGATGATGCAGAAATCGATGCAGGCGAAGATGAGGATGAGGATGAAGATGAATTACCTATGGACAAAATGGATTTCAATATTAAGGAAGATTATTTAGTAAATTATCATCCTGAAAAGCTTCACCATAATTATGACGAAGTATACCAAGTATCAAAGGTGACAAGAAATAAAAATAATGAAATTGTAGATGATTTTCATAAAACATTATCAGTATTAACCAAGTATGAATATTCAAAAATATTAGGTTATAGGGCAAGTCAACTTAATTCTGGTTCAAAACCTTTTATTGATATAGATGATAACATAATTGACAGTTTTGTAATAGCCAAAATGGAACTGGAACAAAAAAAACTACCTTTTATCATTCGCAGACCATTACCTAACGGTAGTTCGGAATACTGGAGAATTAGAGATTTGGAAATTTTGTAAATATATAAGTAAAATTTAATTATATATTTATAATTTGTGTTTTAAAAGAGAAAACATTATTTTAAATACTTTTTTATAGATATGTTTTTCAAGTTCATCTGGCATAACATCTACATTAAACAATCCAAATAATTTTATATTACCTATATCAACATCATCTTTATTTTCTTCATACCAAGTATCAATATATTCATCTATATAACTTGACCATTGTTTTGTTTCAAGTAAATTTAATTTTTTTTCTAATTCGGATACTTTTTTTTCTAATTCTTCTTTTGAAAGGTCTTTGCTTGATTTTTTACTGGGTATATCAGTTTCTTTTGGTATAACCATATTAGTTTTTTTTGGCATTATAAAGTAATTATTTATTTTTTTTTTTACAGATAAAATAATTATATATTTTGTGTGAATAATGAATCGTCAAAAGGTCCTAAATGGGTGTCTCTTATAATAGGTGGCGCAAGGGAGTCTGTTTCTTTATCGTAGATATTTAAAGAAATAGGAGGTTCTGTATTTGTGTATATTTTTTTTTCATTTTTTATTTCTTTATTATATTTTTGTAAAATTTTTTCCCCCGCATTATCTCTTTTCTTTTTTTCTTTTTCTTGTTCTTTTGTTCCAAAAATATAATCGGTAAAAGTAAATTTATTTGTTCCTTTGTAAAAAAAATCAAACCCACCATAAGGCTTGTTAGTTTCGTACATAATATACATATAAACTATTATAACAATTGCTGATATAGTGAAAACGAAAAGCTGTCCTTGGTTTTCATTCAATACACCAGGGTCTTTTTTACTATGTGCACCCATACTAGCAAAATTCATACCGAAATAACCTGTTATAACTGCTAATGGTAAATATATTATATTTACAATATTAGCAAATTCGGTACTATAATCAGGTTTTATCATATTTTGATTATAGGAAATTAATTGTTCTAGATTTTTTTCTATACCGTCTAGTATGTTTTCATATTCAACGTAATCTTGTATTGTTTCTTTATCTAAATTAGATAAATAGTTTTTTAAAATAATCAATTTCTTATGGAATTGCATTGTTAAAACGTGTAATGAATTTTTATCATATGTATCTTTAGCAAAATTGCTGTATACTTTATCTGTAATGTCTTTAAATAATTTTATTTCAAGTTTTACTTCATCCCATGAAGCATTTTTTAAATTTAAATCTTTATTATACCACTCATCTGAATCTTGTATTTCATATATGTAAGAACCGTGGCTTAACACCTTTTGTTCTATAAATAATGCTAATGCCAGTAATGTAGGTAAAACTAAAAATGCAATTGGAAATAAATAGTCTCTTTTAAGCATATATATAGTATATGTAATTATTTAAAATTAGAATTCTGTGGTATTAAAAATTTTTGTTGTACGTCTAAATCTTTTAAATATGAATTATTTATCATATAAGGGTTTGTATTTGTGTGTGTTAATAGTGCACGACCTTCTAATTTTTTTTCTATATCCTCTCTTTTACTTTCTTGGACTATAAAGGTACGTTCACATACAACCCTTTCTTGTTTATATGATTTTTCTTGAAAAGTGCCATTGCTCCATTTATTATTTTCAGTCATTTATATATATATTATTCTTCTTTTTTTATATTTAATCTTTTAGTAAATAAAAACTTATCTTTATCTATATTTCGACGTTTTAAATTGCACTCTAAGCAAGCAATAACTAGATTATTTTTATTATGCCCAATGTTATTATCTATTCTGTCTAGGGTCCATTGATTCATTTGTCTTACCTTTTCATAAATTAAATACATATCACATTTACAATAAAAACATTTCATTTTACTTTCAACCATCATTTGAACTAAACTTTCATAATCGATAAAATCTTGTTTATTAAAAATGTTTTTTTTTTGATCTTGCGATTTATATCCAGATATTTTTTTTTTTAGGTCGCTTATAATTAAATTATTATCTTCAAAATTTATATTTAAGTATAATTTATTAATAATATTTGCTTGTACGTAATGTTCTAGCCATATCTTATCTACTTTACTTGCTATACTGGACGTTCTTATTGAAGGAGTATCCGTGTTAAATAATTTATCGATATTTCTTTTTCCTTTTATTTCAATTGGTTTACTCATTATAATAAATAAAATATAATTATTTATTATAATGAACCGATTCATTGTTGAATTTTTAGGAACTTTATTTTTCGTTTTTATTATACTAGCTGTAGGTAATCCTTTAGCTATTGGTTCTGCATTAGCTATTGTTATTATTTTAGGAGGAAACATTTCTGGAGGACATTTTAATCCTGCTGTATCTATCGCGCTAGCGTATATGGGTAAATTAAATAAAAATGATTTAATGCCATATATTTTATCACAAATAGCTGGTGCCATGGTTGCAGTTGAGGTAAATAAACGCATAAAGGTATAATAATTATTATTAATTTTATATAATATTATATTATTATATGAAGAAGAGAAATACTAGAAGAAAAAAAAAAAACAAGAAAATATATAAAGGAGGTCAAGAAAATAGAGTTGTTATAGATCTAACTGAAACAATAAATCTTTTTGTAAATCAATTATCAAATTTATTTCAACAAAAATTTCAGGGCGGTTTAGACAATCAGTTTGCTACTTTAACAGGAAACTTGCAACAAAAAATTGATAGCGGTTTAAACAATCAGCTTACTAATTTAAAAGGAAAATTTGAACAAGATTTAAAGAAAAAAATCATGACAAATTTCCCAGGACAGAGACTAGGACCACCACCAGGACCACCAGGACCACTACCAGGACCACTACCAGGACCACCAGGACCACCACTACCAGGACCACCAGGACTACCACCAGCAGGAGGTAGCTTAAAAAAAACTCGTCGTTTAAAAAAAACATATAAACGTAGAAAAAAAAGTAATATTAACATAGTATAACTAATGACATATAACGCTATTATATTAGACCCGGTAGGAGATTTAGTGAGAATTTCAAATATTATTAGAAAAATATTAGATTTTGATATCAATATTGATCTCGATATTTTTAATTTATTTAAACCTAGAAATTTCGCTACTATTATAAGAGATAGAAGAAATGCTGCTTATTGGAAAGGTCAAAATGGAGGAAACAAAAGCAAAAAAAAATTTAAAAAAAATAATAGATTTAGAAAAACTAGAAATAAATAAGATAAATTACTCAATTAATAATATCAAAATTACTTATAATGCCTCGTGGAAAAACAAAAAAACATTATTCTAAATCAAAAAAAAATATTGAAAGCGATGACGTTTTACATGAAAAAGAAGTTGAAGTAGAATTAGATGATGATGATTATATAGTACAGATATCTGAGGCAATTATGTATCCTTTTAATATGTTATCATCCATTTTTAACAATGACGATGATGATGATGCAGATGAAATGGTAGAAGAAAAACGTGAATCAAAAAAAAAGAGAGGAAGACCTAAAACAAGGCGTTCATACAATAAAAATTAAATATATATTTGAAAAAAATATATATTTAATAATAATTTACTTGTCTATATCTATTTTAAATCCTCGTAAGACTACATACATAAATATAAGACCCATTGTGAATATATATAATTCACCTGTATCAAAGATATCATCTATTTCAACATATGTTTTATCATATATATTTTCTGTTTTATCATAGATATTTTGAAATCCTCGTCTCCTCCTTCTCCTCCTCCTCCTCCTTCTCCTCGCTCTCCTCGCAGCATCCTCATCTATTCCGCCACCACATGATACTTGTGTAACGGGATTTCTTTTACCGTAATATATAAAACTACATGGGTCCATTTGTCCGATGTCTACAATAGAAACAGGATATTCTTCCGCTATTTCTGCACCACTAGATGTAGTTGTTGGCATTTTAAGCATCATACATTTAGGATTTGAATCTAATAAAGATTCAAACATATCCATGGGATTAAATTTTGCGGCATTTTCTAAAAGTCCTGGTATTAAACCTCGCGCGTCTTTAATACTACCGTCCTCACCATCTATAGGTATATTACCAGTTGGTTTAAAACTATTATATATATATCTTTGAACGGTGCGTTCTTGATTAGGACCAATGTCTAATTGACACGTTGCTCCAGTGGGTACAAAAGTCTGTGGACCTAATACAGCGTCTCCTTTAATCGCCTTACTTTTACCTTTTAATAATACATCTACATAAGCAAATAATCCATTAACATCTTTTTCTAATACCCTGATCTCTCCTCTAGAACTCATACCTAGATTTTTAGGACTTTTTATGTAATCACCATAATTATATTCAGGACCTAATACTGCAGATTCTGGTGTTAATTCCTTACTATTTATATAATTTGCTGATATAGTATAATAATCATCTAACCTCTCAGCATCCCTTTCAAGCTTTTCCTTTTTTAATCTTTTTATTTTTTTTTTTTTTTTTTTTTTTTTTTTTTATTCTTCTATTTTTATTTCCTTCTATTATACTATTATTATTAAACATTATATATAATATATTTATAAATTATTTATTTCTAAAATAAGCTAATGATAGAAAATTAATTTTTATTATCTTCTCGTTTTCTTTTTCTTTTTCTTTTTCTTTTTTTTCTCCGCTGCGGCTCCTTGCGTTTCGTTCCACTCTCGTCCCCCTCCCTCTTCAAAAAAATGTTCAGCGGTTTTGTGCTGCATAAGATAATCAACATCTTCTTCCATATCTTTTAACACTAATAGATTCTCATTTTCTTTTTCTTTCGATTCCTTAATTCTTACGTTTATTTCTCCTTGAAGACCATTTATTTTTCTACCTTGGTTATTTATTTTATCCGTAATAACTCTATATCCTGCTGGATCTAATTCGTATCCATCATCACCTGAAAATGCATCTTCTATACCTTTTCCAGTTTTTTTAGCAGCTTTTTCAATACCTTTTCCTATTTTTTTAAAAAATCCCTTTTTTTTTCTTTTTTTTTTCTTATTTTTTTTTCCTTCAATAACAGGAATTATAATATTAATAATTCTTAAAAAAATTAATACACTAAAAAAAATAATTAGTAATTCTATTATCATTAATATAATTAAATAATATATTTTATAGATAAATTATTTAATAATAATATATATTTTCATTATCTTTAAGAATTTCTATATCTTCCTGCAATGCAAGTATAGATTCTTGGTTTTCCTTAGCACCTTTTGATTGGTCAGATAGTTTTTTTCTTATTTTTTTTTCTAATTTTTTAAGATTATCTCTTTTATTTTTAAATTTATTTCGAGCTTGTTTGTATCTACCTTGATTATCTCTTTTCCTTGCAGCTTTTCTTTTTCTCTCATTTTCATCTCTTCTTCTCTGTGATTCTTCCAAAATACGTCTTCTTTCTTCTTCAGCCCTTCTATCTCCGCCTCCACCTCCGCCTCCGCCTCCGCCTCCGCCTCCGCCCCCACCTCTGCCTCTGCCTCTGCCTCCGCCTCCGCCTCCGCCTCCGCCACCACCGCCGCCGCGTTTCTTTTTCTTTTTCTTTCTCCTTTTTTTTCCTTCAATAAGTGGATATACTATTTTTATTACATGTAGAATTATTAAAATTAAAAAAAATATTATTAATACTTCAATTATCATTAATATAAGTTAATATTAATAAATAATTTATTTTCTAAATATTATTTATATGCCTTTAAACATGAGAAAAATGTTTTATTCTAGACGTACAAATGAAAATTGGAAAGGTTATGATGATGTTACTGTAAGTGGTAGCGTCTCAAATATGGTTTATAATAGTTATGAGACTCCTAATAATTTCAGAGCGAATCCAATGAAACATTGGAGGAGACAAGGTAGTTCGGGTGGTCGTGCATCAAAATCAAATTTGATTAATGAAATAAATAAACCAGGTGGTTCAACTACGTCTAATGTGAATAGATGTCCTGATAAAACACCATTACAGTTAGATTATCGATTATCTAAAAATGCGGGTTGTTGCGATTATCAACAAAAAAAAGCATTACAGTTAACAAGACATTATACGAAAGGAATAAATGACAATATAAAATATGGAAATAATAATTTAAATAGTAGTGATTGTTATTGTGATAATAGCATGCGTTATTATCATCACAGCGGTTCGTATTTAGAAAGAAAAAAACAACGTGTATTTAAAAAAGAATTATCTAGTAATATTCTTGAACACGTGGATTGTTGTGATTTAGCAGAACAGATAACAGACCCGGATGAAAAATATTTTCAAATTCATGGCTATAGTCGTTCGTTAACCATAAATGATAACTGTAAATGTTGATAGGTTAAATTTATTATAATATTTTACCAATAAATATTATAATGGTAATACCTAAAAATATTTATCAATCGTGGCATACTAAAAAGATGCATTCAAAAGTTCAAGAGCATGTTATAGACGTTTTAAAAAAGAATAATCCGGATTATACACATGAAATTTATACAGATGAAGAAATAGACAAATATGTTCACGATAATTTTGATGGAGAGATTGTAGAATGTTATGATAAAATAGATATAATTGTTGCGAAAGTAGATTTCTGGAGATATTTAATATTGTATAAGCAAGGAGGTATTTATTTAGATATTGATTCAAGTATTAATAAACCTATAAAAGATTTTATTAAGGAAGATGATGAAGCATTTATTACAAGAGAATCTGGAGATAAATTTTATGCACAATGGGCATTGTTTTTTGCGAAAGAACACCCTATAATGAAAAAAACGATTGAACTTGTTGTAGATAATATTAAAAATAATAGACATCCTCACGATATTCATAAAATGACGGGACCGACTGTTTTTACAAGAGCTGTCAATGCAGTATCTAATGGAGTAGATATAGTTTCTAACTGTACGTTTTATGGAAATAAAGATGGTACTTATGAAGTGGAAGGCAGAAAATATAGAATATTCGGTAAAGATTATGGGGGTAATTTAAGTTTTTTACATAAATTTTGGAAAGCTTCAAGGGGTGGTAAGGTGCATTGGGTAGATCAACAAAAAAGACGTCCTATTTTAAAATTAACCTAAGTTAATAAATTCATTATCAACTGGAATAGAAATATTACGAATATTACATAAGTTTTTTACGTGTGCTCCATGACATTTAAATTTATCTCCGATTCCACAATATCCTATTAATTTGGGTGAAAATAATTTTTTATCTTTTAAATTTTCTTCAAAGAAACAAGACCACCAATTAAATGTAGAATTTGTTATAGCAATATTTTTAAAGTGTTTAATTATATTGAAATCTAGTAATTCATTTCTATTATCTAATAGGATTAAACGTTCTTCATAATCTTTAAAATGTTTTAAATACTTAATTCTATTTTTATCATTAAATGGATGTATTAACATATAAATATTTGAAAATTTATTATTTTTCAATATATGTAAGAAAAAATTTGGGTGAACAATTTCACTATTTTTACCTTCATGTTTAAAGTCTCCTAATCTAAGTATAAAAAGAATATCATTTTTATTAATTGGTTTATAATTTGATAAATAACAATTACAGTCATATTTAACTGAATAAACATATTTTTTTATAATATCATAGTTATTGTTTAAATAGTTAGCATTTTGAAAAAAATCCGCAAAAATATAATCGCAGTTGTATCCTTTAAATTTTAGTTCATCGTTTTCATCAAAATTTCTAAATGTTAATTTTGCTCTCCCTTTTTTACCTTCATGTGGGTTTTTAAAAGAAAATAAATCTTCATTAAAAATTAAAGTATTTAACATTTTTGCGGTTGGACGAGTATTTAACGGAATTTTATTTTTAACACAAAAAATAATTGCACTTATATATTGAAACATATGATTTCCGGCATTACCTTTAAATACTACACTGACAGACATGTTTATAATATAAATTATTTTAATATTTATATTATACGGAATTAATTTACACACATTGAGAAAAGTAATCTATTTTGGAAATACGCTAGCAGAGGATAAAGTAAATAAATAAATAGTTGAGGCAATTCTTTCACACTACCTTTTTGCATAGCCTTCATTACAAATAATCCTACTTGTATAACTGCCAATATAAAGAAAAACACTGATAGGAAATAAAAATAGTTGCAGTATTCTTTTCCTAAAGGTGAAAAAAACGAATTAAATCCGTCTAGATTCATTATAATATATATACTTATAAATTTTTATGGTAAAAATAAAATTACTTAAAAAACAGTACTACATAATTTCAACACAGGTCGCATAGAAATCTTTTTTTAAATTTTCAGGTATTTCATTGAAATCTATTAGTTTTTTATTTAATTCAAATTGTTGTTTTGCGTTGGGTTTATCTTTTAATAATTTTTCAAATAATTCAGGATTTTCATAATATTTAATAGCTGTTTTAATACCACATCTTGTAATTATGGGTGGTATATTATCTGATTTATCCCCGGAAACAATTTTACAAAATAGAGATTTTTTTGAGTCTTCAAATATGGTTTTGTTATTTATAATAGATTGATATTTAAGATTTACTATGTTAATTTGAGGCGTTTTTAACTGCATATAATCTGCATCACTCGCTACAATATATATGATGCTATTTGGTATTTTATTAGTTATGTAATTTGTAAATAATGCAACACAGTCATCTGCTTCTAAACCAGGGTGTGATAATATTTTATGATAGCATCCACCTTTTTGAAATAAATTATTATTATAAGCATGTTTAAAACAAGCACCTAGGGTTTCAAGACCATTATTATCACGTGTTGATTTATAATTAGAATATAGAGTATTTCTCCATATATGATTTCTAGAACAATCTTTTGCTACAAGTAAATAAGCATCCTTTAATTTTAGTTTTTTTTTAATTTCTTTAATTTTATTTATAAATATATTTTCAAATTTATTTATGAATTCTATATTATCTAAACAAGGTTCTGTTTCTTGTTGAGAATGTCTCCACCAATTTAGTAATGCATAATATCTATAAAATATGAAATAGCTTCCATCAATTAATATAAATGTTTGTGTCATTGTTTTTACTTTTAATTATTAATATTATTTAAATTCAATTTATTTATATAATATTATACTTTTCCGGTCTCTAATTTAACAGCATCTATATTAATATTTTCTGCATTTTTAGGCGCTGAGTGTACAGATTGTCTTTTTTTTAAAGCGAAAGATTCAAATGCAGTTGGTGTAAATATATTATTTATTAAATTTTCATTGTTATTATTATCATCCTCTTCTTCATCATCCTTATCATCTTTATCTTCATTATTATTAATATCATTACCATTAATATCGGAAAATCCTAGTGCATAAACTAAAAGTAATGACATGTATCCCATAAATAAAAATGGCAATGATATAATTATCCATGAAAGTTGAGTTAATCTTTGTTCACATAAAACATTTAATAAATATGTAAATAGTAAACAAATAAACAACTTAGCTATAGCCAATCTATATTTACCTTGTGATATATCTAAAATAAGTTGTATAATTGAAAATGCTAAATATATTAATGCGGGACTACATAGTCTATCTATTAACATTATATATAAAATATAAATATTTTATTATATATTAAGACTTATAGTATTTTTATCAGAGCGATTTTTTCTTTTACTTTTTGGTTGTTTATCACCTATATTTAAACTTACCGGTTCTTCGTCATTTTTACTTTTAATACCACTTAATAGTTCATTTATATCGGTAGGTCCGCTCATTTCATCACGAAGTTCTATAGGTTTTGTTTGTTCTACAACATTTGTATCTAGAAATGATTCCGATATACTAATTCCATCTGTATTTCCTCTACCATAGCTTAAATCGGGTCTATTTGAAATACGAACATCTGCTTGACGATCAACTACTGGTTCTGAGTATGAACCTTGTGTACGTACTGCTGCAGGTGGAGGAGGACCCTGAGGAGTAGGAATATCCGGTTGCATAATGTTATTCATAAAACCAGATAATCCAGGATTTTCGTCTCCCATTTTGTCTACAGCCGCTTTTGTGAATTGTTCCATTAAATCGGGATTGTCCCTCATAATATCATCCATTCCAGGCATTGATGTTTTAAACATTGTGTTTGTCATATGAAGCATTATTGCTCCTCCGCCTAATTGAAACATTAATTTTAATTCTGGTGCTAGTTTTGCTTTAGATTTATATTTATCATGCAATTCTGCAAATATATCATCATAATCGTCTATACCTTCGTTCACCTGCTCGGCCCATCCATCTAGTTTTAAATCAAATGGGTCAAATTTATTATTTAAAAATTCTAGACCAGTAATTGCAGCCATTAACATTCGACCTTGAAATTTTACACTATTTGATTTTTCTTTCTCAGATACAATTGTTTCATATTCTCCTTGCATTTCTGCTAAAGAAGATTCCATATTGTACTTTTTCGTCAGTTCTACTCCTTTTTTCTCTAGATCTTCTAATTTTTTTAGTACTGAAAATTTTTCTTTTAGTAATTCTTCTTTACTCATTTGCGGTTTTGGGTCTGCCTTGTTCTCACCTATAGGTATATCATTAAATGTTGCAAAACCATCCCAAGTTTTATCAACCGGTGCGGAAGGTTTTGTTTCTTGATTTCCAAAAATAAAACCCATTCCATTCGAATCTTCAGGTTCATTTTCATGTATAGTTTTTGAAATATTTATCTTTATTTTAGAATTATCTTCATCATTATTAAATAGTGATGATTTGTTTTCGTGATATCTAGAACTGTTTTCATTTTTATCTACTGTGAAAGTTGTATCATTTAGTTCTTTTTCTAGATTTTCCAAATCTCCTAAATTTATATCAGATTCCATGTTCTCATTAGAATTAATTTTTTTATCATTCATTAACAGTTCTGCACCTGGGCCAAAATTTACAGAAGGCCTACTTGATATTCCGCTATCTGCATTAATTATTTTTTCTGGCCCGTCATTAAATGATCCTAATTCAATCGTTTCTATACTTTCCATTATGAATTATTAAGAACTTATATTTTTAAGTTTTTCGCACTTTAAATTATTATATTTTTATTCTTTAAATACCATAATCCTTGTAAAAAGCAGTCTGCCAAATCGTCCTTTTTTTTACTTGTGTCAAATATTTTACTAGAATTATCTTCTTTTAATAATTCTTTTGTTATACTAATACTTTTCTTCTTTCTTTCACTATAACTAGTTGATTTACCTATATCAAAATCCTTTAATTTATTTATAGATGATACAAATTCAATATTTTTTACATTATTCATTATAAAATATTGACAAATCATACCTTGAATTGTTTTCATTCTATTTGCTATTGGACTTATTTGATTTTCTATTAAAACTATGTCAAATACATTTTCATATTTTTTTGATAATAATTCATTTATTTTTCTTCCAATCGTTATTAAATCCATATCATTTGCATTTGTACTTTCAATCTTACTTAAGCACTTTTCGTTTACATAGTTTTCAATCGACAAAACTATATTATTTTTTAAAGCTGGAGAGATTATAGTAATATTAAATTTATCACATAAATCTTTTAAATCCTGTATTTTCTTTTTTTTTAGTTTTTTAATCGTTAGTTCTTTAGATGGAATAAGATAATCACTTAATTCGGCATGTTTTTTACAATAATATATTTCATTTTTATGATAAATACCCTTTTTGTTGCAAATCTTACCATTTTTATTTAAACATAAACATTTTTCATTTTTTGTTTCACATAAATCTATAACATCCCAAGAATGTATTGTATAATCCTTATTATCAATGTGTAATTCACAGTATGCTAAATTCTTTATACCTACATCAATACTTAATACCTTCATTTACAATTGTTATATTTATATTTTTAAATATAATAATTTTATTATTTATTTTTTTGAAATTTTTGGTGCGGTTTTAAGCATCTCTCCATGTCTTTTGTAAATAAATGTTTCTTTTAAATCACTTGTTTGATAACCAAATGGTCTAGAGTCATCTAAAGTTGAAGTAAACATATATGGATTTCCATCTCGTTTTTTATAATCAACGTCATTGGATATTCCAGTATTTAAACATGAATTATATTTGTTATGACTCATAATAGATTTTGCATTATTCATTAAATAATGTCTATAATCCCAATTAGTATTAATGTTATTATTTTTTATTATATCTCTGTTTCTTTCTTGTAATGGATTCATAGTTATATATATTAAATTATATAAAATTATTTTTTATTTAGAAGTTCTAAAAGTTCTTGTTTTTTTAAATTTTTAGGATTAGATACTAATTTTTTTGATGATACTAGTTTTCTTAGTTCTGGTACATTTAAATTTACAAAATCATCAGCGTTTTCTGTTATAGCAATAGATTTTATGTTTTCGGTATTTTCTTCTTGAGATTCTTCTTGAGATTCTTCAAGAGATTCTTGTAAGGATTCTTCTTGAGATTCTTCTCCATCTGTTTCTCCTTGAGGTTCTTCTTGAGGTTCTTCTTGAGGTTCTTCTTGAGGTTCTTGTATATCATCGTCGTCTTCGTCATCGTCTTCATCGTCATCGTCATCCTCGTCATCGTCATCGTCATCGTCTTCGTTATCGCTTGAATCATCCTCTTCATTATCGCTTGAATCGTTATTTTCTGATATTACTATTTTTTTTAATTCACTGGGTACAGCAATTCGTCCATCAACAGTTTCAGGTGTAGATGAACCATTTTTAAAAACATTATTTCCTCCCATCATATTTTTTTTTAATTCATTTAGTTCTTGAGTTAAACTTGAAACTAAAGAAAACATGGATGATATTTTATGATTTGATGATTCAATTTGTTGTCTAATATAATATGTTATAATTCCTGCTACCAAAAGAGTAAATCCAATATTAACAATAAATGTGCTATCCATAGTAAACATTTAAACAAATAAAATATATATTTTTTTTTTTATAAACGTATTACAATTTATTTAATATGGTTTCTGCATTTTTTATTATAGTATCAGGATAATTTAAATCTTTTAATACTTTTAACCCCCCTTTTACAGAAGACATTCCATTTTTTACTAAATATGTATAATAAAAATTATCATTCTGTTTTTTAACCTCCATGTGGTTATTTTTAACCTCTGTATTTAATTTTTTACATAAATCTAAATAATGTGTAGTAATCATAAATTTAAAATTTTTATTATTTTTAATAATATATAAAATGTAAGAATATGCGCTTGCTACAGCTTCATACGGATTTGTTCCTGAGTATAGTTCATCAAATATACAAAAATGTTTTTCCTTATTTTTATTTTTTATAATATCTAATATTTCTTTACATCTTCTAGCTTCGGCTTGAAATAAACTATCTCTACCAGAAGTGTCCGGTATATTTAAGTAGCAATGAAAATGGTCGAATACACAAATATTTGATTTATCAAAAAATCCGTATCCTATTTGTTGAGATAATATTAAATTAAAAAGAGTAGTTTTTAACAAAGTAGTTTTACCAGCAGCATTAGGACCGGTTATCAACATATTTTTATCTATTTTATAATTATTTTTAACACATTTACGATTCTTTAATGGAGCGTAATATGCGTTTACAAACGATGTTTTTTTATTATTAAATTTACATTTATTAATATATTTATTAGTTATATTTGTTTTAATGTCTAGTATATTTGATATATAACCATTGAATCCAAAACTATAAATAATTAGTTCAACTGTTTCATTGTCTCTAAACAATTTATAAAATAATTGTAAAACATAACCTATATCAATTAATTTATAGGGATTAAATTCATATGGCTGAATATCCTTTAAATCATTATTTAATTCTTTTAATAATAATAATTTTTCTAGTAATATATCGTTGAATTTTGAATAAGTTTTTAAATCTTCTGTTTTTTTAACTATATATTCCATATTTTGTATGGTTTTTTCATTATATTCTCTAATAGTTATTAGGGTATCGTTAACTAAATACAAATTATTATTAAATCTATAGCAATGATTGACATTTTGATATAATTGAAAAATATAAAATCCGAAAGAACAAATTGTGTAAAATGCCTGTTGTAGAGGCATGGTATGTAGTCTCATCATTTTTCCTATTAAAGCATCTTGTACTAATTTTTCTAGTATAGAAGAATATTCATTTGCATTTATAGATATACCTTGAAGTTTTAACAATAAAAAAGGTACTATAAGCATTATAATTGGTGAAATCAATGACATTACAGGCGATGACATATTGTAAATAGACAAGGTTTGTAAAACAAACGTATTATAATTCAAAAATTCAAGATATTTCCATTCTATATAGTCATATTTTGATTTAAAATTATTGTCATTTAAGAGTTTTACGTAATTATTAAATGTTTCTTTTGTTGATTCATTACTGTTTAATTCATCTATTTTTAAACAATTATATAACTTTTGTGAATCTTTTAAAAAGCACTTATTAGTTGTATAATATTTACTCCATTCTTTTAATAATTGTTTTCCTAGTATATTATCATTTTCAAAGACGTAATCATATAAACAATTGCTAGAATCAGTTGATTTAAGTAGTTCTAAATCTTCATAAATGTTGCTAGATAATTCATTTTTTTCATCAATGTAATTAATAGGTAATTTAAAACTATTATTGTTTTGAGTTATATCTAATATTTTAGGTTTTGGTTCCTCTTCAAATAAAGATGATATATAATCTAAATCAAAGTAATCCATCAGTATTAATTTATTTAATTACTATTATATAGAATTTTAAACTTATTATCTAAATAATCTTCTATATAATCTTTTAAAAAATAAATCGTAACTATCAAAGAAACGACCCAAAATATTAAATCATAAGTTAGTAATTTGTAGCAAGATATTTTTTTTCTTTTCAAAATTTTTTCTACTTTATTTTCAATTAGTTTTATTTTAAAGAATGATTCTATTTTTTCTATAAATAATTGTATTGTTCTTACGCCATAAAAATTCATATATTATAATATAATATTTTATATATCAAATACAAAATCTGCGGGTAATTCTTTTATTTCAGTTGAATAATGTTCTTCTATGGTTCTCATATATTTAACATCTCTTCTTGTAACAAAGTTAATTCCTATTCCTTTTCTACCCCATCTACCACTTCTACCTATTCTATGTAAATAGGTATTTACGTCTTTTGGTATATCAAAATTAATAACTGTTCTAACCTGTTGTATATCAATACCTCGAGCGGTGACATTTGAAGAAATCAGTACACGATTATGTCCTTTTTTGAAACTTGTATACGCATCAGCCCTTTCTGATTTATCCATGCCACTATGAATACAAACTACAGGAAATCCATCTTGTTTCATAGCGTCATTTAAATCTTTTACTCTTTTTACACTATTGCAATATATTATGCATTGACTTACGGCAATTGTAGGATAAATGTCTTTCAATGTACTGTATTTTTCTTGGTCATTTTCTAAAGCAATATAATACTGTGATATTCCTTCTAGTGTTAGTTGTTCTGTTTTTACCAGAATTTTTACAGGGTCCCTCATAAATTTTGTACTCAAGGTTAAAATATCGTTAGGCAAAGTTGCGCTATATAAACACACCTGAACATCCTTGTTTAAATATTGAAATATATTATATACCTGTTCTTTAAAACCTTGAGATAACATTTCGTCCGCCTCATCTAGTATAATGACATTAATTGTATTGTTGTTTATTGCTCGCCTTCTTAACATATCATGAGTTCTTCCAGGACAACCTATGATTACATGAGGCACATCTTTTTTCAATAATTCAATATCTCCATCTATTTCGGTGCCACCTATTAATAGTTGAGTTTTTAATCCTTTCATAAATTTTCCCAAATTCGTTACAACTTCATAACTTTGTCTTGATAATTCTCTTGTGGGTGATAATATCATTACCTGGGTTATATTTTTTTTTATATCTATACTGTTCAAGGTACCTACCGCAAACGCTCCTGTTTTTCCGGTACCAGATTGAGCTTGTGCTATCAAATCTTTTTTATCAAGAAAGGTAAGTATAGATTTTTGTTGAATAGTACTTGGCTTTTCAAACCCATATGCATAAATTCCTCTCAATAAGCCTTTATCTATATTTTTTAATTCGTCCCATTTTTCAAATTCATTTACTTGATATTTTTTTTCATTTGATTCATCGCCTGATTCTAATTCTAGGTTTGACATCTTAAATATTATAATTGTTTTATATTTAAGTATGTTGTTAAATGTATTATTTATATTATCTTATTTATAAATTATATCTTAACTTACAAATATTAATAAAATAGATATAAAATAATCACTATTATAATATTATGCATTGTTCTAATCCAGCTATTTATACATTACAAGACTACATAAATATTAAAGAAATGAACAATCCTTACATTTTACCTAAAGAAGCTACTGATATTATACAATATGTTTCTAATATGGTAGGCTCTCCGAATTATGTAAAAACTCCACAATTTTTATTAAATAATGATACCGAACGAAAAAAAAAAAGACGTAATAAAAATAATGAGATTAATAGTGAAGATTGGGAAGCTATTAGAAATTTTCAAACAACTGTGAAACATGAAAAAAGCGGTATAGATAAACAAATTGATACTATAAAAGGAGAAATTCATAAAATAGCTGATAAAAATTTTACTTCTCAAAAAGATATAATTATGCAAAAATTAAGAGAAATTGTTTTAAATAACAATGAGGATGATGTTAATAAAGTAGGAGAGATAATTATAAATATTTCTAGTTCAAATCGTTTTTTCTCAAAATTATATTCTGAACTTGTAGTAGAAATTATTAATACCTATGATTTTATTATGCCTATTATAAATAAACATTATTCAGACTTTGAAGCATCTATTATGAAATTTATTGTTTCAAATAATTATGTAAGTAAAGACTATGAGATTTTATGTAAAATAAATAAAGAAAATGAAAATAGACGCTCAAATGCTCTATTTTTTGTTAATTTAATGAAAGATAAATGTATTGAAATGTCTTCACTTATAAATATAATTACTGTTATTTTAAACAGTTTATATGATAATATAGAAAATCAGGAAGCTGCAGATGTAAATGAAGAATTAAGTGAATTATTGTTTGTTATTATAAACGAATCTTTTGATTTTTTTAAAGAAGATGATACTTGGGAAGATATACATTATAAAATTACTAGTATATCAGAAATGAAAAATAATGATAAAGGGTTAACGAATAAAATTATTTTTAAGTTAATGGATTTATTAGATATTATAAACACTACATAAAAACAATATAATACATAATTTAATGACTCGTGATAACTTATCTTTTTCGTTAACAGAAGTAAATACTATTAAAAATTCAGATTCAGAACCAGACCTTTCATGGATGGCTGAATTTAAACAAGATTCTATTTGTACTACAGATGAAGTTTTAAGTAAGGAGCTTTTGTTAGAATTAGAATTTAATGAATATAATTTAAAGGAGTTGATTAAATTTTGTGATTATTATAAGATATCTAGAAAAAAATTAAAAAAGCAAGAAATTATTAAACAATTAATTTTATTTGAAACAAACGAAGAAAATATAGAATTAGTTGAAAACAGAAGAACATTATGGGAATATTTTTTAACTTTAAAAAACGACCCATATTTTAAAAAGTTTATTATTTGTGATTTGTAAACAATATAAAAATTTATCTATAATCATAATTATATGGCTAGCCTCGACCGTTCGTCAACCTCTTCTGGAACATGTTCCACTCGTCAACCTCTTGCTGGATGCATTGAGCCTCGTGATTTTCATCTAGCGGTAAAAAAGCTTCGAACTTTTTTTACAAATAAAGGATGGCAAGAAGTACATACACAAAGCCGCTTGAGTATTTTGGCTGCTTGTGAAGACCCTAACACTATCTCTACCTATAATTACGCAGGTCAAGTCTGGCCTCTTCCGCAAACAGGTCAAATGTGGCTTGAACACGAATTGTTGAGAAATCCGGATGTTCCAGGATTCTTCTGTCTTAGCACCAGTTATAGAAATGAACCTAATCCTGTTGAGGGGCGACATGACAAGATTTTCCCTATGTTTGAATTTGAATGTCGAGGAAGTATGGAAGAACTTATTGAGCTTGAACGAGAGCTTCTTGATTATCTAGGTTTTGGTGAAAAGGCACGTTTTCCACAAAAACAATATGAAACGGTTGCTACTGAATATAATACAACAGAACTCTCTCATGCCGACGAGATGAAACTTGAAGATGACTATGGAAGTGTTTTCTTTTTGACAGATTTTCCTTATCATACTTCTCCTTTCTGGAATATGTCCATGGGAGCTGATAAAAATACCGCTCGTAAGGTAGATGTTATTATCCATGGTATGGAAACCATCGGTTCAGCTGAAAGGTCGTGCGACGTCGACGAAATGCGCAAGCAATTTTATACAATTAGTGAAGGAAATTATGCAAATATTCTATTCAGTAATTTTACAAAGGAGCGAGTTGAAACAGAGCTAAATGAATTTCTTAAGTATGATTTCTTTCAACGATGTGGTGGCGGAATCGGTATGACTAGAATGATTCGTGCACTTAAGCTAAGTAATTTACTAGAAGATAAAGATTCTACTCAACATGAAATGCAGGCATCTGTTTAAAATAAAAATATATAAAATAAAAATTATTATTATCTATTTGATTTAATTTATATAAATAATAAATATGCTATTATTTATATAATGGTACGTTCGGTTTTAAATACTAATATTAACTACATAGAAAATAAAAATGTTGAACTAGAAGATACTAAGCACGAAGCCAGTATATATGAATTGACTTTTAATAATATAGATATAATTATTGGAATTGGCAAAGAAAAATATAAATACATAGATGAAGGTATTATATATTTTCCTATTTATTTAATTATACAAGAATCTGTACAAGACCAAATCGGTGTCTTTGAGATTAAAAGTGATTTATTACCATATAGTTTAGATGATGACGGAGACGTAGATTTAGAAAAATTAGGGGATCCTTTATTTTATTCTTTTGTAAACGATAAATATTTAGAATCATTCTCTGATTTACCAGAAGAAAATGTAGATGATGAAGAAGTAGATGATTCAAATATTCCTCAAGACGAAAACAAAGACGATGATGATGAAGAGGAAGTGTACGACGAAGAAGATTCTGAAACGGTTGACCCTGATGATATATTTGAAAAAATAGATGAGGTACCTAACGAATTATTACCTGAACAAACCAAGGAAGATGCTGAAAAAGAACAAACAAAAATTCCTATTAAATCTTTATGGATTCAAAAATATATGAAAAGTTTACATTATGATATTATTGATAATGAAGGAGGCGGTGATTGTATGTTCGCAACCGTTAGAGATGCATTTGCATTTATAGGAAAAACTACATCTGTTCCTCGACTTAGAAATATTCTAGTTAAAGAAGTTAATGAAAATCCAGAAATATTTGAAAATTATAAACATCAATTTAAAATGTTTCATGATGCTGTCGCAAATGATGAAAAACTTATTAAAAAAATACTTTTAGACGATACTTCTTTAAAAAAACGTTTATCTAATGAAATAGACCCGGCTACTAGACAAGAAATTGTAGAACAAAGAAAAGAATACCAAATTCAATTTAAAAGATTAAAAGAAGAGCGTAAAGTTTCTAAATCACTTCTTCAAGAATATAGATTTATGAAGGGTGTTAATGATATAGAAACATTTAAAAGAAAATTGTCAAGTTGTGAATTCTGGGGTGAAACCTGGGCTTTATCTACAATGGAAAAAGCTATAAATATTAAATTTATTCTTTTATCACATGAAAGTTTTATTGCAAAAGACCTTCATAACGTTATCCAATGCGGACAATTAAATGATAGTGCACTTGAGGAAAAAGGAATATTTGAACCCGACTTTTATATTATTTTAGATTACACTGGACAACATTATAAATTAATTACTTATCGTGGTAAAGCTACTTTGACTTTTAAGGAAATACCATATAATTTAAAAACTAAAATTGTCGATAAATGTCTTGAAAGAAACGCTGGTACATATAGTCTTATACCAGATTTTCAAAAATTTAAAGAAATGTATAATCACGGAAAAAAAGGTACTGTTGAAGAAGTACCTACTGTTGAAATGCCCACAGATTTATATGATGATAATGTGGTTTTTCAGTTTTATATTAAATCTGATGGTAGTAAATTACCTGGTAAAGGTTCTGGTGAAAAAATACCTAAAAATTTAAAAGATATGGATGAATCTTATCAACGTAATTATGATTTTAAAACGTTGCATAGTATTCCTGATTGGAGAAGAAAATTATCACATTTTTATGAAAGTGAATTTACACTTGATGAAAAAAAATGGCTTTCCGTAGAACATTATTATAATGCACAGAAATTTAAAGAGAAATATCCTTCTTTTTATGAAGAATTTTCTTTAGATAGTAATTCTGAATTGTCTCAAAGTGTTAATTTAGTAAAAGCGGCGGTTAGTAAAAGTGGTAAATATAAAGAAAAAGATGGTAAACATGTTAGAATTAGACCCTTAAAAGTTGATATCAATTCGATAGAATCTATTAAAAATGATAAATCTTCTATTATGCAAAATTCTATATATGCGAAATTTACTCAAAACGATGAATTAAAAACCCTTTTAATGGAAACCAAATTAGCAAAATTAATGCATTTTGTAAAAGCCAGTCCTCCTATAATCGCAAAAGATTTAATGCATGTTAGAAAAAAAATATTTATGGAACGCAAATAATTTAGTAATTGTTAATATTAATATAATCTATATATATAATATTAACAGTAATGTCATCATCAATAAAAATATCATCATCCATAAAAAATAAAAATAAAAAAAATGGTTATCATAAAAAAAATCGTAGTGTTAATAAAAGATTCATGAAAAAAAAACGCAATGATAATAAAGGTGGAAAAAAAATAAAACGCAGGAAAAAAAGTGGTGGAGCGGCGCAGGTGGAGGTGGGGTGGATGACTGATCCGCAATTTGAAGCTTATATAAAGCAAAGAAAACTATTCTATCGTTTGCAAGATTTAAATACATTAATAGCTTCTAAAAACAAGTTGGAAGCTGCTCTCAACGTGATACCGTATAAAAGATTACATACTTTAACGACAGATGGCAAAGCAAAGATTGGTAGATTAATCAATCGTTTAGACACCGAATTATCAATAGTAAATAAACACATTACAGAAAAACAAGAACTTGAAGATGAGCTGCTACGTATTGATGAACGTATGGAAACTCAGAGAGAAAAGAATAAAAGAGACGTGTCTGACGCATGGGATAAAATCTATCCACAAGGACCAAAAGCACAAGCAGGACCAGGAGCATCAGCAACAGCACTAGCAGCACTAGCACCACCAGTAGCACCACCAGCAGGGCAAGCAGGGCAAGCAGAAGCAGCAGCAGCACTAGCAGAACAAGCAAGCAGCAGCACCAGCAAAGGACCCTTTGGGTCAATACCAGGAACAACAGCAGCACCAGGAGCACCACCAGGAGGGCAAGCAGCAGCAGCAACTGGTACTTTGCGGCCCCAGCGGCAGCAGCAACAGCAGCAACAGCAGCAACAGGAGCAACAGCAGCGGCAGGAGCTACGACCAGCACCAGCACAACCCGCAGCACAAGCACCAGCACCAGCACCAGCACCACCAGCACCAGCACAAGCACCAGCACAAGCACCAGCACCAGCACCAGCACCAGCACCAGCAACCAGCAGCACCAGCACAGAGGGGTCGCAGCCCGTGGAAGAAGGAGCATATAGTCAAAACCCTTTACTATCACAATCAAGTAAGACCGTGGCACAACTACGAATGGACGCATTAAAAAAGCCACCACCACCACCACCACCACTACCAGCACGAACAGCAGAACAGGTGGCTCAGAAGTGGGTGGCTCAGAAGTGGGGCGAGTTCAATGCGTCCCTGAACCAGGAGGAAGCAAGTGCGCTGAGCCACCTCAAAGTGAAGGACCCGTCGGAGCTCGATAGCGTCAACCCCGACTTCCTCGCGTGGTTCCAGCAGGGCCTGCGGCCGGGACCGCGAGCGACCTACGAAGCCATACTCGGGGTTGTTGCCCCCGGAAGGCTCCCATCGCCAGCGGGTGCGCGCCCTGCTGCTGCTGCTGCTGCTGCTGCTGCTGCTCCTCCTCTTCCTCCTCCTGCTGCTGCTGCTGCTGCTGCCGCCGCCGCGCCAACGGGAGGGAAAGGGAAAGG